AGGATTCACCGTTGGGGCGGTTCTTCCGTCGCCCTCGGCAACAGTCAATGAGTACTTTGTGATTGCTAGTGTGGCAGGCACAATGACTCCTCCTGGTGGCGTTTCCACTCAGGTTTATGTAGGTGACTGGTGGCTTGCTTCCTCCACAACCTGGACTTACATCGCCGCCGGATTCCAGCCTCCTTACGCTTCTACAACCAGTCCTGGCCTCGTTCGTCTTTCCACAAACGCTGAGACGCAAACTGGAACTGATGCCACCGAAGCGGTAACCCCTGCTTCCCTCCAGAGCAAAGTTTCCGACTCCACCTCAACAACCTCCAGCACAGCCATCGCGTCCAGCACCGCTGTTAAGAGTGCCTACGACTTGGCAAACGCTGCGGTACCTAAATCTACCTACTCGGCTCTCGGCGTTATCGTATCCGGCACAGGCGCCGGAACTATCGGTGGTTTGTCTCTGGGCACCAACGGCCAGTTCCTGGCTGCTAATGCCGGCTGTTCTACCGGTATCGAGTGGTGCACACTGTCACTCGCCTGCATTCCTTGCTCTGCTTTCACAGCTGCTGGTCAACTCCTGGCTGGCACCGGGTCCAGCGCCTTTACTGCTCTCAACGTTGGCTCAAACGGTCAGTTCTTGACTGTGGATAGCACTTGCACAGGGGGAATCAAGTGGGTAACTGCCAATGGCGCTAACATCTGCGGGTTCACCTGCGCACTCACGCCTTTCAACACTGTCATCGGTGCAACCGCTGGTGCATTGCTTACCGGCTTGTCCGTGGCGAACACCGCCATCGGCTATGCTGCTCTCGATGCCGAAACAGTAGGGGACTTTAATACGGCCATCGGTCACAATGCCCTGACCGCTCAGAACGGCCCCACCGGTAACACTGCCGTAGGCGGCAATGCAGGTGCTCAGATTGTGGGCGGTGCTTGCAACACCTTGATGGGTTACAACACCGGGGATGCCCTCACAACTGGAAACAACAACACCGCTCTGGGCATGAATGCCCTCGGCGCCACTATTTCCGGAGGCAATAACGTTGCCGTGGGCATGAACGCCCTCGCTACTTCCACGGTTGGGTGTCAAACTGCGGTTGGCTACTGCGCCTTGGCTTCTGCCACAACCGGTATTCAGAACACCGGACTGGGTTACTTCACTCTCAACAACTTAATCGCCGGTAACCAGAACACCGCTGTTGGCTTCGCTGCTGGTCAGTTCACGAGCGGAAACTCCAACACCTACCTCGGTTACAACTCCGGTAACGCGGTAACAACAAGCTCGTTCAACACGATGGTTGGCTGGGAAGCTGGCGTAACCACGACCAATAACGGCAACAACACTTACGTTGGCGCCTGTTCAGGTAGGCTTCAGACAAGCACCAATAACACCGCCGTCGGTACCTGCGCTCTGGCTAACACTGGCGTCAATAACAACACTGGTGTTGGTTTTGCTGCCGGGGCCGCTCTGACTACGGGTAGCAGCAATACCTTCGTGGGTGCCACTGCTGGTGACAACGCCACCACGGCTGACAACGCGGTTGCCGTTGGATACAATGCTCTGGGTGCTGCACACACACCTAATGGCACGGTTGCCATCGGTGCTAATGCTCTGGCTGCCAACACAAGCGGCGCTTGCAACACCGCTGTTGGTTTCAACGCCGGTACCGCCGTCACGACCGGTAGCAACAACACCATGCTCGGTTATGCCGCTGGCGATACCGTCACCACGGGTACTCAGAACACCTTCCTCGGCTCTGGCTCCGGTGGCTTGGCTGCTACTACTTCCGAAGGTAACACGGGTGTTGGTTTCAGTGCCTTGGGCCAAGGTGTCTTGTCGGGTGCTTACAACGTCGCTCTCGGCAACAACGCTGGTCTGTCGGTAACTTCCGGTGCCATCAACACCCTCGTTGGTTTCTCCGCTGGCTCCGCTATCACGACCGGTGGTAGCAACACACTGGTGGGCCGCTACGCCGGTACCGCCGCTCTGGCTAACAACGTCGTTCTCTCTGACGGCGCTGGCACCATTCGCTTCCAGTCCAACTCCTCAGGCGCTATCAGCCTGGGTGCTGGCGGGTCTTACGGCACTGCGGGTCAAATTCTTGTCTCCGGTGGCTCTGGTGCAGCTCCAACTTGGTCTTCCTCCCTCCCACAAGTTACAGCTCCCACTGCATCTACGGATGCTGGTACACAGGGTCAAATCGCTTCTGACGCAACCTACTTCTATATGTACACTGGTGGCCGCTGGCAACGTGTTGCCTGGGATGCCACTGCCTGGTAATTAAGGAAAATGGCCTCAGTCTCTCAAATCAGGTTACAGAAGGAAATCAACGTAAAATATACCGGGGGAGAGCCCATCCTCCCCCAGGAGCCAACTCCCTTGCCAGAGCCGATGCTCGTGATCGGGGGTCAACCCGTGCCCGACGGTACGGATTTTGGCGTTGTAAAAGTGGAAGAAGGGGAATTGATTATCGACCCCGACGACTTCAACGTTGACTTCAAGACTTTTTAATGAGGTAAAAGTAACGTAACCCACGACACACACATAGCTTTTTGAAAAAATGGTTAACAATCTTCAGTTTCTTCGCAGTCTGAACGCCGGCACCTCGCCCGCCTCTCTGGCTGCTGGCCAAATTGCTTTCAACCTGCCCGATCAGAAACTCTTCGTTGGTGACGGCACTGACACCATCAAGCGCCTTGATGGTACCACCGAGTCCGTGCTCCTGGGCGAGGGTTACTTCGAGAGCGACCTGAGCCTGGTGTCTTCCAGCGCCTATACCGATCAAAAGATCGCTGATCTGGTTGATTCGGCCCCTGAGCTGCTTAACACCCTTAACGAACTGGCTGCGGCTATCGGCGACGACGCAAACTTCGTCACCACCATCACCACCGCTGTCAGCGGTGTTCAGAGCAACCTGAATACCGAGGTTTCTCGCGCTCAGTCTGCTGAGGCTTCCCTTAGTGCTGCCCTGAGTGCCGAGATCTCTCGCGCCCAGTCTGCCGAAGGCGTTCTGACCGCCGACCTGGCTGCTGAAGTTGCCCGCGCAACCGCCGCTGAAGGTGTCCTGACCAGCGACCTCGCTGCCGAAGCCGCTCGCGCTCTGGCCGCCGAGGGAGCTCTGTCCGCTGACCTGGCCACCGAAGTCTCACGTGCCCAGGCTGCCGAAGGTGTCCTGACCAGCGACCTCGCCACCGAAGTGGCCCGTGCAACTGCTGCTGAAGGCGTTCTGACCGCTGACCTGGCTACCGAAGCCGCTCGCGCTCTGGCTGCTGAAGGCGTCCTGGCTGCCGGCCTGGCCACTGAAACCTCACGTGCCCAAGCCGCTGAAGGCGTCCTGACTGCCGACCTGGCTTCAGAGGTTGCTCGTGCAACCGCCGCTGAGGCTTCCGTGCAAGCGGCAGCTGACGCTGCTGTCAACTCCGAAACTGCTCGCGCTCTGGCTGCTGAGGCTGCCCTGAGCGCTCGTATTGCTGACATCGAAAACGGTATCGACCTTGGTACCTTCGGTGGTGGTGGTCAGGCCCAACAGTTCTGATTTCCACTTCGGTTTTTCGACCCTCGCTTCGGCGGGGGTCTTTTTGTAGGCGGGTGTGCCGGGGTAAAAGTTACCAGAGCAATAAACCACTATAATAGCTGAAACTCTGTTAGTATGGCCCACAAGGATTCCCCATCGCTAGACCACATTGACCCGCTCTGGGAAGAAGGGCGGGATTATCAGTTAGTGTGCGGATGGGACTGTAAGAGAAACTGGCGGGAGTTGACTTATTCAGAAAACTCCGTCAAAGGTAACCGGTTCCTTCCGTGGAGGTATAGCAAAGATGGGATCGGGACGAAACCTGTGGAAACTGGTGATTGGTGTCAGTTCTACAATCCCTTGACCCAGGACTGGGAACTGATGGAGTTCGAGGGAGAGCGGTGGTGGGAGTTATCCAGGGCCTACGATGCTCGCCACCGCAACATGACGAAAATAAGCTCTACCATTCTTGCTATGCGAACGGAAGAGGGGAAGAAAAAGGGTGGGTACGCGGCTGGGGCGTTGGCTGTCGAGCGGGGCGCATTTGACCTCGACTCCCCCAACTGCATAAAAACATGTGAGACTTTGAGTGCAGCCGGCAAAATTGGCGGAAGAATCGCCGGAGCAAAGTGCCGAGACGAAGGCATTGGTTGGTGCGGGGCAGATGAAGAAACTCTGAGGGATTGGAAACGGGCAGGTGGGCGAGCATCAAAAGGAATGCTTTACTGGAATGATGGGACAAAAAATAAACGAGCCCGTGAATGTCCAGGCGAAGGATGGGTTCGCGGGAGGATTAAAAAATGGAGTTGAATAGCCTAACTCGCATCGAGCAGTTTATGGTGGATGCTCTGATTGCTTCCCCCCTTATCCCAATTGGTGTAAACGTATTGCGTCTCGCAGATGTCATAGATCGCGAAGGGGTGGTCTCGCAAACTAACAACATTGTTGTCCGATATACAGGGGCTACAAACACGGTAAAAAACAGGATACCGATGGTATTTGAAAGGACACTTCGGTTCGAGTGCAATTACTCGTGTCAGAATTATCTGACCTCTTCCGGCCACGATTTTGCCACACAGCTTATTACGGGGGCATTCATAACCCTAAATGGCTCGGTTCCAGGTGGAGCATACGTGCAAGCCATTGAACCTTTTGTCTGTGTGAGCGAAGACTTTACGGGTTTATCCGATCAGTCTCAGTACACTTACACCCAGGTTTGGCAGATTATCATTGAGGAGGCGTTGCCAGTAATTGCTTTAGATCCCTGCGTCCAACGTGGCGATTGCCGTCAGATCTTCCCAGCCCTTGGTGTCGAGTCTAAGCTACCTCTTGGTGGCATTCTCGATGACACCACTGGGGATATTTACGTTCCCGCATACGACTGTGATGGTCAACCACCGGAGGATTACGATGCGTGTTATGGGATAAAATGGAGTAACGAACTGACACAAAGCGGTAACTGGGTCTTTATTTGTGACCCCGATTGCGTCTTCCTAGAGGATCCTCTCGGTCAACCGATTTATCTTCTCTCTAACAATAGTTACACTGAAGACGGTCGCCTCGTTGTGACAATCTTCGACGCGGATACAAAGGAGCCTATTCGGGAAGTATTCTACTGCAACACAGGTAAGAAACTGGCTCGATATGCAGTGGAGCTCTGGAACGATACGGTAAACAAGATTGGCCCAATCTCATCCAAAGCAGTGAAAGATGCAAGCTGGTATCAGAGTATGAACTACGGTGAGTTCGCTGTGGTTCTTGGCGGATATCAGTTCATCTACGTGGATCCCCTCAATCCCGATTCCCCTCAGCTTTACGTTGACGGTGGGGTTCTCATCGGCGTCCAGATGCAAACATTTATTCAGACTCCTAAGGGTAGATTTTATTATGTGGGACAGTCTCCGCAAGGAAAAGGATGGCTTTTAGAAGGGACATTTGAATTAGCTTCTGTAAACTCCCTGTGGCGCTTGGGCTGTCTCCCGTGCACGGACGGTATAAATTCTCCGCAGCAACCTTGCTAGAGGCAAAATGCAATCGGCTCAGCAACTCTGGAACAGTTACCATGCCGCAGTCAAAGCGGGTAACATTGATTTAGCGAATAGGATCTTACGATCCCTACAAAACTACAAAGGGAATCCGCCTCCCGCAAAAGGCGGATGTGTTAAATGCCGTAGGAGGCTTTATTAATGGCTGACTCTAAAGAAAAAGAAGCAATTGTGCGCCAAAAGGAGTTTCTGGCGGAAGAGGCTCTCAAGGTAGCCAACGAGGCTATCGGTCTTCTTCAAGATCAAATGTCCGAATGCTCTACGCGAGACCTTGTGCAAATTTTCTCTGCTTCCGTGAAAGCACATCGGGAAATCACTGAGGATATCGTGATTCTTACGAAGCCCGAGCCCGCTTCTGAACAGTCCTTAGCTCGTGAGTATGACGGCAAGGTTGAGGAGCTTTTGAAGCGCATCTCGAACTTCTAGTATGCGCCCTATAATCACTAAAGCCAGTTTGCTTGATGAGCATAGCACTTGGCGAAAATACATTCGAGGCATCCAGGAATTGATTGTGATGGAGGCTCCGGCATCCATCATCGAGGAATATAAGTATAAGGCTGCTCAAAATTGCTTCCTGGCATTTGCCGATATCATGAAGAAAGGCGACCTTAAAGTGGTCGCGTTCCACGAAGTGATTGCGTCCGCGTTCGAGGATCTTGCCAATAAACGGTATCGCCGTTTGATCGTATCGTGTCCTCCACGATCCGGAAAGTCAATGCTGGCGTCGATGTTTGTGGCGTGGTTGCTAGGTCGTGACCAAATGACCCAGCATATTATTGCGTCCTACGGCCAACAACTATCCGGTAAGTTTCATAAAGACACAATCGGGTACCTGAAACACCCGGAGTTTAAGAAGATATTCCCGGACTGGAAGGGGTTCTCCCCCGACTCCAAATACGACATGCTTGGTGGCGGTTACATCCTGCCTACCTCCGTGGGCGGTGTGCTTACTGGTTTCACTGCGGGAACGACTAACATTACGAGTCCGGGGGTGGGGGCTATGATTGTGGACGACCCTCTCAAGGACTCGACTTCCACTGCCGCACTTGAAGCGTTGGAATCATGGTGGGGCGAACAAGCGAGTACTCGACGCACCAACAACTGGTGTCAAATGGTAATCGCGACTCGATTCCACCAACATGACTTGCACGGTGTGCTACTAGAGGCAGACGGTGAATATGATGAAGTTGAGAATCCGAATGGTTGGCGCTGGGTTAACATTGCTGGACTGATTGAAACGGCAGAGCAACGAGCGAACGACCCTCTTGAACGTGACCTCGGTGAATCTCATTGGCCTTCAAACACTGCCTTCACGGTCGACATGCTCATGGCTCAGAAGAAGACCATGGGTTCATTTGCTTTCGCGGCTCTCTACCAAGGCAACCCCGTTGCGGCAGAAGGTCAGATTATCCGGGATAGTTGGATCTCCCGCATTGAGAAACCCGATTGCCCAGAGTTTGACTTAACTTGGTTGGCAGTTGACTGTGCATTCTCTGAAAAAGAAATGGCAGACGAGACTGCTATTTGCGTAGCGTCTATTTCCCACCGTTTTCCCGGCAAAGTCTATATTCGCGAAATAATCACAGGCAGGCTAGGTTTTCCAGACCTTATTGCCAAAGTAAAGCATTTATACTCGTTCTACGACGCTCGAGTTCTCTGCATTGAAAAAGCAGCTTCGGGTCAGTCCTTAATTCAGATGCTCAAGAAGGAGGCGAAGATTCCGATCGAGGAAATGAAACCGCTGAAGTCTAAGACCGTGAGGCTACAGGCAGTTGCCCCACTTATGGAATTTGATCGGGTCAAGTTTGTCGAGGGGGACTGGATTGACCCCTTTATTAAAGAGTTGACTACTTTCCCTTTCACTAAACACGATGACCGAACTGACGCTTTCACATGGGCGCTTACGTATTATTCCATGAAGTTAGATACGGTAGATCGGGGCCTCCAGGATGCAATCATTCAAAATAAACGCTTCTTTGGCGAGCTGACCCGGCCCGGTTTTGGCAATCAGAATGTTTTCCCCAACCTCAGTCGGGGTCGTTTACGTATGTTCCCTGCGGATCATAATTATAACGATCCTGATTACGATTCCGTGAGCGGGGAAGCGGATCCCCGATCTTCTTTTGCCAGAGGAGTGAGAAGTGGGCAGCGTAACATTGGGTGGGATACAGAGTTGTGACCGGGATTCAGCCAACCCCGTAAAAAGTTGCTGTTGTTTACAACAGATTACCATGGCTATTCAACCGAACCCTGACAACGTCCCCAGCATGATGCAAGAGGACTTCGGAACTAAAGTTTTGATTACGGATCTCGCCGCTGATCGTTATCTAGAGCAAGCGGCCAAGCATGGCACCGAGCGCTACCGTAAATGGTGTGGCGGACGAGACGGATTTGATGATTTTGCGGAACGCTTACATTGATTGGCTCCTGGAAAAAGACGCCTGGTGGACGATGTAGTGGCAACCGGGTAAAACTAAGGGTCGGTCGCAGTCCTCCAATGCCCGATTCCATATTTCAAGGGGGTGAGTGCAATGTAGAACTCATTGGCAACAAAGTGTATGACCTACCCACCGATTGCTTCCAGTTACTTAACATGCTCACTTCCCGTGAAAAGCGCAAGAACCGTCGCGCTGAATCCGCTCAAATGCTAGAAAATTCTTACTCCAAGGGGATGGATGTTCAACCCCCCAAATTCTTGACATGGCGTCAGGAGGAGTTGTGGAATTGCTTCAAGAAGAATACCGTTACAATAGGCTTCGGGTCAGCCGGTACAGGCAAAACCCTTATAGCCCTACATTACGGTCTTTTCGGAATTGCTCAAGGGCAGTTTGATAAAGTTTACTACGTTCGTAGTGATGTTGGTGTGGAGTTCCAACGCGGGAGAGGTGCTTTACCTGGCGACCTGTCGGAGAAAATTGCTCCGCTGATTGCCCCTGTCTTAGATAATCTACCCTGCATTATGCGTTCCCAAGGAGCAGCAGAATACCTCCTCAATAAAAAAATTATTGAGCCAGTTTTGCTTGAGGACATTCGGGGAAGATCTCTTAATAATGCGTTCATCATTGTCGATGAAGCACAAAACTTCCTTCCCTCTCACGTGAAAACTTGCCTCTCCAGGGTGGGTAAAGATTCAAAAATTTGCCTCATCGGTGACACAAAACAGACCGACCTCGAAGTTTTCCGTCGGGAGAACGGTCTTGTTGATGCCATTCACCGCCTCCGCCAACTTGCCGAAGTTGACGTTGTGGAGTTTCAAAAAGAAGACATTGTGCGCAACTCTGTAATTGCGCATATTCTAGATCGGTATGATGATTAATCCCCGGAGGGAAGCATGAGAAAGGACACACGCTTTAGGCGCCCTGAACGACAAGAAATTGAATCTCGGCTTCCCCAAGGGATTTTATCCGACCCGCAAGCGCTAGGTGTGTGGAATATGATGCTGAGGGGAGATGACCCCTCCGACATCGCCCACACCTATCGTTCTTTCCGAGACAGCTCCTATTGCACAGTTCCTCGTGAGCATCTCCGCTCGATGCGGGATACCATGATTACGGCAATGAGGGAAGCTAATCGCCAAGATCCGAAACCGCGCAAAGAAAAGAAAAAAGGAATCCATTACAGTGCAATGCCAGACGGCTGGATGCCGCGTCGTACGTCAGCTTAATCATGAACGCTAAGAAAGAAATCGAACGTCATCGTCTCCCGTGCGGGCCAATGGCGGTTTCAATTGAAGGCGTCTGCCGTCGCCGTCTCCGTGACAGTATGGATGCGTTACTGGACAGGTTGACACAAGAGACTCACCCTGAAGGTGTAGATATAGATATTCTTGAAATGGACGAAGAGGTAGAAATTCCAGAACCGGAAGAACCGGAGGAAACCGATGAGGAAAAGAAACAACGCTTGATCCGGGAAGGAAAACTTAAAGTTGACGTTAAAAAAGAAGTGCAAAAGTACGAAGAGAAACTGTTCGGCAATTCGAAAATGCTGCAGAATGGATCGGGTAAGATTAACAAACGGTAACTAACCAACATGACTAACAGGATCGGTGGCGATTTTGACGCGGAAATCATTGAAGCATTTCGCGCAGCTTACGCCCAACAACTTGCGTCTCCTGATCAAGATGAGATTGCTAACAACTCCGGCCTCCCCACCAACGTTGTAACAAACACTTCTCCCTGGATCGAGCATACCGGCTTGTGGAAATATCCCAGTGGCAAAGGGCCGGAGGAAGACCTCAAAACACCGTTCAATCCCAATGATTATCTCTCTGACGAGGTGCTGGACGGAGATGGCGAGATTGAAGAAATGAGTGACGAGGAAGTAATAAACTTGGTGAACGAAATTACCGGGGACGAAGAGGAATAATAAGGGTAAAACCGATTAACCAAGCCGGTAAGCCATGGCATCTCTACGGTCGCAGGAGACCTTACAAAAAGAATACGACCTACAGGCCGAGTACACCACTCGCATTAACCTGGAACTCCAGCGAGGCTCTATTCCTAACTACAAGGAAACCCTGGAAGATTACGCTGTTTTTGCGAATGTTTTGCGCAAAGTGGCGCCCGAGAAAACCCTCGTTTTACTCCACCCTCGCCCAGAAATCATTCTGCAAGCCGAGAGCGAAGGGTACGAGGTGTCTTTGTTCATAAGTGGCCGGATTTGGCTCTTTAAGGTGAACAAATCGGTTCACTATATTCTGCCTCCGGAACTGGCTGCCGGGGCTGGTTTATTGCTTAAGCGTATGTGGGATGCCACTATCCCTTGTCTGCCAGAAGGTTTTATTATTCGTGGCAAGATTGATCGACGGGATCCGAAAGAAGAAACCGAAGCACGAACAAAAATCCAGCAAAATCTTGGGTTCTCTCTCCCTCAGATCGATGATTTTGTATATGGGGTAGTTCGTGATAAAAAACTCCACCCCATTACGCTGGAAGAAGTGATTACGTTGACGGGGGAAGTCCCCGATCACCTGGACCAAAAGTTTAATGTCCGTAAGATTGATTGGCCGGGAGCCTGAGCATGTTTGGTTCTTCTTTTGATTTTAGTGGCGTAACCCTTCCGGGAGTCGGGGGAGGGATCAACGCGAGCAACGCTATCAGTGGCGAACAGCTCAAGAAAATGAACGACTCCGGTAAAAAATGGCGTCCAGGCCCCGACGGTATGGGTATGTCTCATCACAATGAAAGCATTTTGAAGATGAATGCAGAGCATCGCGAAAAGCGTGCCAGTCTGGTAAACCGCGATTACAACGAGAACGCGGACAGCAAAGATGCGATGAAAGAAATTTTTGATCGCAAAAAGTCCAGAATGTCCTCTTTCAAAGAGATGAAACGGGGCGAGTATGGATTCTCCGAGGGCGACTCCCAAGATAGCGAGCTTCTGAGCATGCCCCTCCCCTCCTTCAAAGATCACACCTGTAAGGGAGCTGGCTGCCCAATTTGCGCCAACAACAAGCAAAAGGATGCAGAGTACCGTGAGTGGTCAACAGAAAAGCGCAAGGCCCTTAAGGAAGGAAAAGTGAAGGGCTCTTTTGCAGGGCCAGACATGAGCTTCCCCATAGCTAGCCCGGTGGATGTGGCCGCCGCTTGGGCATCTGTGGGTCGTGCCTCTAACCCCCGCGCAATCATGCGCAATATCATCCGAATCGCAAAACAAAATGATTGGGAGTCGGGTCTCCCGGAATCCGTCAAGAAACGTCTGGCAGCCGGAGAATCAGGTTTACCAACGGAGTGAGCCATGGGGATGGAGCTATTGGGGATTGTTGCATCATTTGCGACAATCGTTTCTGGTTTTGGCTGGCTCATGGAGCGGAGCGCCAAACGATCTGAACGAATGTTCATGGAAACCCACTCTGCTATCACCAAAGTCGAAACTAACGTTGAAAACATGGAGAAAGCTTTCACCGATTTAAGGGTGCTTCTACCAACCAACTTCGTAACAAAGCAGGAGCTTCTGCAACATATCCAGGGTGAAGAAGCTTGGCATAACACAACATCTGAGCGCCTTCGCCAAATCCAAGAGGAAATCCTCGCCTTACGCTATCATTCGAACAACAATGGACATCACTGAATACGACTGGGAACGTTTGGCAGGCTTAGGTTTTGCCGAAAAAGCTAAAGAAGGGCTGAAGTCCGCCTGCTGGAAAGGCTATGAAGCCATCGGGATGAAGACCAAAAACGGTCGTAAAGTTCCAAATTGCGTCAAAGTGAAATCAGACTCAGAGCACGGCGAGGGAGATATTGCCACTGCGGAAATGACTCCGAATTACTTGCCTAAGGAACCAGGAAAAGGCGACGAGAAAAACCCGCAGATGGGTGAGCAAAAGATTCGTATGCCCCGTATGGAGGAGATTACTAAGTCTTCTAATCGCAATGGGCATCTGGCAATGGCTGCTGCTCCCAATTATGTAGAGGCCGAGGACTTCTTTGAAGGTATCAACTCCATGGAGCCGAATGCTGCTATGGCAATCAATCAGCTCCGGGTGATGCGGGAAAAGATTGATATTATGCTTGGCATCCTTTACCCGGATGATAACATGGAGCCTTGGATGTCCACCAAACTGGCAATGAGTGCTCAAAACCTGGCCTCCGTAGCCGACTACATGCGTTTTGGAGCAGAAGCATGAACCCACAACTTCACCATAAGTGGAATTCTGAGCGTAATCCTAGCCGAGGGTCAGATCGCGAAGGAGCTCAAATCCTTGAAGAAGACGTTGCCAAAAACAAAGTAATCTTAAAACAAGACAAGCCGAGATAACTATGTTTGGAAATTTCCCAGAAGATCTTCTAGATCAGTTCAAGCGTGATTACGCCGAAAGGCAAGCAATGGCTATAGGCTACCCTCAGCAGTCTTTTGCAGACAAAAGCTCAATGCCCTGTAACAAGCCGCGTGCTGAGACTCACAACGGCAAATCTCACGTAGTGAAGGCATGTGAAGGCGGGAAAGAGCGGCTGATTCGCTTCGGTCAAGCCGGAGTCAAAGGGTCTCCTAAGAAAGAAGGGGAATCAGAATCTTACCGTAAGCGCCGTGAGTCCTTCAAAGCGAGACATTCCAAGAATATTGCTAAAGGAAAGATGAGCGCTGCTTACTGGGCTAATCGAGTCAAGTGGTAACAAGGGTAAAACCCACTATAACGTCTCCGTCCGGCAATGCGAAAGGACTCGATCAATAATGAGGCTATTGAAAAAGCCTATCTCATCTACAAAGAGCACGGTCATCAAATTGTTGACTACGATTTCTCGCATCCGCCAACTGACTACAAGCGGAACACAGTCGAGGAGCCCGAAGTAAACAGCAAGCTGCGCGACGCTTTCAACGAGCTTCTTCCCGCAAACGTCATGCAGGGAGACAAGTACGAAGACCTGGAGAAGCAAGCTCATGCCCTCAATCTTCGTATCGACAAACAGCAAGACAAACTGCGTGTGTGCCGTATGCGCGGAAACTTCCAAGAGTTTCACCGCTGCATGCAGGAAATGCAGGAAATGATTAAAGAAAAAGAGCGTCTTGACGCCAAGATGGCAGTAGCAGCCCCTGGCGGCAATGCAGGACAAAAACAAATGGAAGATTACAATCGCACCCACGAGCAAGAAAGTTCCTATTCCGAGATGGAAGATCTCGGCGCTCAAATTGCTGCTCTCGAGGAAATGCTGCAGGAATATCTCGAGCAATAGGGGTAAGAGTGTAGCAACGTGTCTTCACACGCTACACTACTTGCTCTTTAGCCATGTCTGCCACAAAAATTATATTCAAGCGTTCCAGTTTACTTGGTAAGCGTCCAACTGACGCCAACCTGGAGCCAGGAGAAATTGGCCTTAATACAAACAGTAATGATCCCGGCCTCTTCTTCGAAACGAATAATGGCAGCGTAGTCAAGGCAGGGCCTACCGCTTATTTGGCGGAGGCACCCACACAAACGCCAGCGCGAGGCGAGCTGTGGGTAGACCGGGATACCAAAGCTATGAGCATCGGTGATGATGCTGGAAAATGGCAAAAAGTTGCGGCTCCCTACCTTGGTGGAACCGACGGCCTTACCGTGTTTGTGGCACCAGAGTTCCCTAATGCTACGGATTCTCTGGCCAATGATGGTCAAACGGTCCCGTTTATTACTATCAACCGGGCTATATTAGAAGTAACAAAGAATATTATCCAAGATGCCCTGAGTGGAGTTGCTACTGGCAATAACCGTTACCTTATTATTCTTGCTCCTGGACAGCACTGTGTGGTCAATCGACCAGGTGTAAGCACAACAAACTTCACTGTTAATTTCTCTAACCCTTATCAAGAAGTCACCCAAGACGATCTGGCTCAGTTTAACCCTGAGTCGGTGGGTGGTCTCATTTTACCTCGCGGTGTCTCCATCATTGGTCTGGATCTCAAGAAGTGTGAGATTCACCCCACATATGTCCCCAAGTACACCCACCCCGCGTTCCCGCCTGGATACCGTCAGCAAGTTAACGGACCTGAATATTCCAATCAACCCTTGTCCTCCATCTTCCGGTGGTCTGGAAACACCTACGTTTCCAACTTTACTGGTCTCGATAAAATTGACTATAGGATTGGAACTCAAGTCTTTAAGCAAGATGGGACAAACTGGGCCATCATTAAGACTGAGCGCCCCCACGGTTTAGATTTCAACGATTTTGTACAAATCAATTACACTGATTCCACCGACCAAGCCCCCAATCTTTTCTTGCCAGGAGCTTACTACGTAAATCCGATCAACAGCTACGAGTTTTTGGTATCTGGCGGACCTTGGGGAGGGGCAAATCAGAATCCAGTGCTGGCGGCCAACATGCCGTCTTCCTATTTTTCTACCGAAATCGGACCGACATCCAAATTCAGAATCTGGAATATCTATCCTTACTACATTCCTGCTGATGGGGAGAGCTATGAGTTTTCTTCTTACTCTCACCATCGCCTTAGCTTCATTAAAAACGCTTCCCTTGAACAACTCAATAACTTCTACATTAAGGTCCAGAAGGCTTTCCCCGGTGTCTTCGGGGGACAAGTTAATACCGATCTTGTTTCTCCTGCCGAGTACGAAATTGTTGCACCCGCAATAAATGATTACCCTAACAACCTTCCTGCCAACAGCACAGACAACAGCTCCCCGTATCAGAACTCAGTCAACCATAGGTCTGACTACGGTATGGCAAATGGGGATTATGACGGTAACCTCGTAAGCGGATTTAAGTCGGTTATTGTTAACGCTTCCACAGCCGTGATCCTTCAAAAAGACCCGGCGGCTTACTCGATCTACTCCAGCACACCCCAGGATTGGATTCAGCTAACTGAGTATACTCAGCAGAGTCTTGGGGGTGCAGATTTGATTACCTCCATCCCAACGCAGAAACAGCTCGAAATTCTTAATAACGCTAACATCCCCAACATTCGCTATTATTACACTACTCTCACGGTAACTGACCCAGACTCCGGTGCGCAAAAGAGCATCGGGGTGCCCGACCCTGACAATGACTTCCGTCATTTCGGCTTCCGAATTGAAGGGCCTAACTCCTACATGCAGGCCCAATCTACTTACACCATCGGTGCTGCTATCGCATGCTGGACAAAATATGGGGCAATCATGTCCCTCACCAACGCCACTACCAACTTCGGGTCCGTGGCATTCCAGGCCGAAGGCTTTGCGGGTTTGGGCACATTGGGTGGCGCCAATACCATCAACAAAGGCTTCCTGCTTTCCGGTATCGTTCGCCCTTTACGGTTGCTTGAAGATTCGGTAGTAAGCGATGAGCAGAAACGCATTTTGTTCCTCGGAAGCAAAGTAGTGGGCGTTGGAACAGACCCCCTGGATCCCGGCGTTCAGCTCATCTACCTGCAACGGCCTTTCGACCCAGCGTCTATTCTACCCTTCTCCCTCAAACCTGGTTCAGCCGTCTACACATCAGACGGCGTTTGTAGTTTCCGCGCCTTTTTCGTCACGGACGGTACGCCAACTTGTATTCTGAGTGCAAGTGCTGGTCAAAACCCATACTCGGAGTTTGGAGCTATCCTTCGCGTGCGGTCTTCAGACTCTACCATCCCCGGCGGAGCGGTAAACAATCTGGACATTCCCTACATTCGGCGCTATGTTGACCCTCGCACCCCCGCCGAAAAATCTTACGGGTTTTACACTCAGTCTACTAACCCAACGAGCCAAGCGCCGCAGCTAGGGTCTGTGTTGCGTCTTAACCAGACGGGTCAAAACCTCTCCAACTCCATTAAACGCAACTTCCAGTTTGACCCTGGCATTTACGGCGGCATTGCGCAAGTTTTCACCGTAGACTATGTGGAGACAGAGCAGTACTCGGTGTCAGCAAACTTTAATTACAAAGTAGCCGATGCCTCTCAGGCAGTCAATTACGTGGTCTATGCGTCTCTGACAGATGCTACTACACCGTGGGTTCAATCAGTTCCGTCGGATCCAACAGATTTCACCAGCGATTTTGTCCCTGCGTACAACCCTCAGGGCAGTTACATCACCTATCAAAACAAAAACTACTACGCTGCGGAGAACAACCTTTGGACTTCCCTTTACTACGAAACATCCTTTAATGCTCTAAACGGCCCTACGAAGGTTTCCCCTGATAAGAGCGACTCGCCCTTCGTAATCACTAGCGTCCTCGAAAACGCTGAGCTTGTCGCAGACTCGTGGCAAGGTGTTGTTCCCGACCCTTACTATGATTACTATGTGAATGGGGTGCCCGCACCCTACAATGTCAACCTGTCCTACATGCGTGGCGCCGTAGTTCCTTACACAGAATTCGCACCGCAGTTCCAGGTGGATGATGACGACAGCTCTCCCGATCTAGGTATTATTTTCAAGAGGGAGCCGATAGATGCTTCCCAAACTCCGATGGTGACCGCATCCAAGGTGATGCAAACCGCCATCCCTATGTCTTCCCCCTTCGTAGCTTCCCCCACCCGTGGGCGTCCCGAGATCATTCAGTTCGAGGTTCTCCAAGTCCAGCAAATCATGCTGCCTAAGGAAGGAGTCAGCATTCTTCAACTTACTAAAACAGGTGAAGACTGGGTGGAATATGTGCGGGTAGTTTCGGTTAATTCGAATGTCATTCAAGCCATTCGAAACTATTACCCTGAATATTCACAAGGAAACCTCCCGATACAGTGGCCCGCAGGCACTACCGTGAAAGTTTGCGTTAGCACGGGTTATCCGGAGCCCTCTATCTATGACCCCGATTGGGCTGTAACCAAGGCGACCATGTTCCGCTTCTTCCAGCTGATGGGTTATGCTCCGAGCAAAGTGGCATCTTACTTGACCCCTCGCTACTACGGGGAGAGAAATCTGCAGATTAACTCTTTACCTTTTTCCCCTATCGGCGGCTACGCAAACATCACCACTGCGTGGCCAATCGAGTTTAACAACCCGTCTGCCATCATCGCTAACACTCACACCTGGGAGTATGTGGGTTACTTTGATTATTCTCGAGGTCTTCCGAAGTATCAAGTCAATGAGATTTCCAAGAAACTCTCTTACGACTATTTATGCACAACCTCCTGGGGTGGCCGTCTTACCGTCATGGGTGCTAATGAGACTGGGCAACTGGTTTTCCTGGGCCCCGTCAGAGAGGCGCTCACAGGACAATTCTATGTCACAGAGAGCCCACTCTCGTATGCCGCCGACCGTCAAGTTTACCGCACTCCCGACCCCGTGGCATTCCCCAACCCAGTCTTGGTTTACTCAGTCGACGACATTTCGGGAGGGTTCAACGGGGTGGACAACACGTTCAACCTTACTCGGGGCGGCTACAACATCCCGACTTCGCAGCTTTCTACTTACGGTGTGTTCGTCTTCCTCGGCGGCGTGGTCCAAAAACCGGGAGAAGCTTACTCCATTCTTGGCGAGTCCGCTGGCGTCACGATCCCTCGAATCGTCTTTACGGAAGCCCCTCTCGCTGGCACCAGCTGCGACATTCGCATCGTTTCGTCGGACGACGCAGAAGAGACTGTGGAAGTTGTGCCGTTTGCTTTGAGCCCCGCGTTTGACGGTGCACAGACAACCTTTGCAGCTGGCCCCTCAGAACCTACGTTATCCAACCTTAACGCTTTTGTTTTCTTGGGCGGCGTTGAACAAACTCCGGGAGGTGCCCCCCTGCAAAACTCCCCTGCTTACACCATCCTGAGCAATCCCACCTCGGTGGCCTTCACCGGTTCGCCTTCCGCCGGCACAGTGCTTGACATGCGTGGAATCCTTTCTGGATCCCGTTACCGGAACGCCGGGGTGTCCACTGTGTTCGTATCCTCTGTTGACGACATTTCCACTCTTTTCAACAGCACTCAAACGAAATTCCCTCTTACAATTGGCGGCGTAGCACTTGATCCTAATAAAGTGAACGCCCAGAATATGTTTGTAAGTCTTGGTGGCGTCATGCAGATTCCGGTCACTCAAGCCGGAGACCCACTGGCCGGCCTTGCGTACACCGTTGGCGTGGACTCGGTGACAAATGTTCTTGAGATCACATTTGCAACTCCCCCGGCCATCGGCACTCTTTGCAACATCAGGGTCATCACCTCTGACGAATTCCTGACTTGCCCGCTTCCCTCTGAACTGCTGGACAACTCCCTGCAGGATGGCCCAGGAATCATCATCAATGATCAAAACCAGATCATTTCGATTGATCCGGGATTAATTCAACCCTGAACAGGGTAAAAGTTGCTATCAACCTTCAGGGTCTACCTGATTGTAGTGACATTTAGTCAAAATGGCAACGAACAAAGTTACACCCATTCAAGTCCTTCGGTCTGAAGTCCTTAACAAACGCCCCGATCCAACTAAAATGTTGGCGGGGCAACCTGCGGTAAATATTGCCGCCGCACAACCGGGTTTATTTTTTGCCGATGACACTGGCAACGCCCTCTTCAAGGTGGGGCCTTGCACTGTAGGCACATTGCCCCCGAATGACCCTTTGATCGCCCCTGTTGGGGCCCCCGGTAACACGGTTGGAGAACTTTGGTTGGACCTGAACGGAGACCCCCCGTTGTTCCCAGGCCCTGTGCTTAAGGTCTGGGATGGTGTTAACTGGGTCAACTGCTTCCCGTCGCCAACGATTTACGCAACTCCGATTATCTCAGATACGGCACCCGCTCTGGTTTCCCATCCAAATGGGACTCTGTGGTGGGACTCAAGTAGCGGTCTCATGTATATTCTTTACCAAGATACCGCTGGAACACGCCAGTGGACACAAGTTTCTGGCAACCCCGTGCCTTGAGCCGGGTAAAACCAATTAACAGGACCCGAGAGCGAAGAACTAATGGCCGGCATCCCCCCGTTTAATTCACAGGATCCAATCCCAAACACTCCCTTTTATAACCCTGACGCAAACCGTTATAACCTGTCCTACCCAACAGGACAACTGGTCTTTGGTAGCTATTTGTTTGTAGACTACACGACTGGTAACGTATATATTTCCCCCAACCCTCCAAATAACGGTACTGTCCGGCAAGTTACTGCTGGTGCAGGTCTTGAGACATCCCCTGCCTCGGGTATCACAACTGCTGGAAGCATCGGTCTTAAGGCGATTTCAACTTTAACTCCGGGATCCTACACCTATCCGACCGTGGCGGTGAACGGATATGGTCAAATCACCCTGGCCGCTAACGGTAATCCTCCGCTGGTTACCCTGGTAGGCACCGCCCCCATTTACGTTACCGGTACAAACCCGATCCGCAACGTAGGGATCCTGCAAGCAAGTCTTGCTGCTCCCGGCGCAGTGCAGCTGACGGATGACGTATTTTCGACAAGTACAATCACGGCTCTTACCGCACTCCAGGGATACAGCCTGGGGTCCCAAATGTCGATCATCGGGTCTTCTTTGGCAGGGCAGTATTTTGCTGGTGCCATCAACCCTGCGACAGGGAATCTCACTTTCGTTTCCCCTGATGGATTAGCAGCGGGTGGTCTAACAGTTGGAAGTCCTCTTCCTGCTGCCTCAGCAACTTACAAGAAAGCCTACTTCACCATTACAGCAGACGGCACATACACACCCCCTGGCGGTGTTGCCACAGCGGTGGTAAAGAACGACCGTGTTTACTGCATCAACAACACTTGGCAGATTATTCTCTGCGGGCAGCGCCTTGTACCCGCATCCACCACGGTATTCGGCACAACAGTACTTTCTACCGCTGCTGAAGTCCAAGCTCTCACTGAACCCAACAAATCTGTTACTCCGGCTGGTCTCACCATTATGGTAGCTTCGGAGACCCAGGTAGGTTTTGTCGAGCTTGCTACCGACGCTGAGACTCAGGCATTTACCGACAACACTCGTGCAATCACGTCCTCAAACCTCGGAACTCTCAATGCAACTACCGCCACTCGTGGACTTGTTCTTCTAAGTGACTCGGTTTCGGACCCGTCGGTGACAAGCGCACCGACCGCAAACGCTCTGAAGACATATGTTGATTCCTCGCTAGATACTGCCACGGTAACAGCCAAAGGCGATCTGATTGTTGGTCTCGGATTTGAGACCCCCGGTATTCTCCCTCTGGGCGACAACGGTTCGGTTCTTACCGTTGACGATACCAAGCCCACGCAAGGAAGCATGGACTGGACTAGCCGTGATTCCCTTAACTCCTGGCCCGTAGGTTCTATTATTTGGCAACTGGCTACCACCCCCCTTGGCGGCGTGTGGATGGAGTGCGACGGTCGCCTTCTCGACGCAAGCATCACAGGGCCTTACTACAACCTTTACGAGCTAATCGGTACCACTTACAACCAACCTGGCGACGCTGCTGGTTTCTTCCGAGTTCCTGATCTTCGCGGCATGTTCGTTCGTGGCTGGAGCGGTGCGGGCCCCAACCCCGTTCCAACGGCTCTCGACCCTGCTCGTACATTTGCCAGCACACAGAGCAGTGCGTACAAGCAGCACCTGCACACGGTCACTGATCCTGGTCACATTCACGACTTTGACCTCATTCAGCACCAGCACACGAGCAATTCTTCGACTGTTCAACACCTTCACGGTGCAACTAGCAACCATTCCCACAATCTCGACGGATTTCCGAATGCGGAAGTTGTAGGAGATCAAGCGGGATATTACGATGGAAACGCACAGTGGGGGGCCCCTTCGGGACCAAATTCAAACAGCCCGACAACAGGTATTATTGTTAATAACTCTCTTACCGGTATAACTCTTCAGAGTAAAGTTACAGGTATTACGGTTAACACCGTAACCACCGGCCTCACCGTTGACAACTCTCCCCCGACGGCTCCAGTACCTGACGAGACTCGCCCCTACAACATTGCCCTGCTCCCTGTAATCAAGTACGGCAACGTTCCTGCTGGCCCTACGCCGCCTACGCCAACACCCCCCGTTCCGACTTACGTCGTCAATACAACGCCTACGGCAGCTACCGAAAATACCGTTATCACGACGACCATCACAACAGCCAACGTGTCGAATGGCACTACCCTGTACTGGCAAATGTCAGGAACGGGGATCGTTGGCGCATTCTTCACCTCTGGCAGCTTAGTCGGAAGCACCACGGTTGCAGCAAATTCCGCCTCGTTCACTCAAACTCTGGCTGCCTCGCTGCCTGGACCGGGCCCTTACACCCTGTCTATCGACATTTACTCCGATTCCGCACGCTCCGTGCAGGTGGGTACCACCAGCCTTGTAATCGCGATTACACCTGGCGTAACCCCGAGTACACCTCAACTCGGTTCTTACATCGACCTTTGGCAGTATCGAAACACAGACGCTACCTATCCGTTCACAGCAAACAGCGGCCTCAACCCTGTTGTTCGTGCAAGTAACATCTCTGCCAATGCTCTGTCCTTGTTGAACAAGTTCTACCTGCTGGCTGAAGTTCAAATCAATGGACTTGACAGCAAGCTTTACTTCGGTGCCCCAACAGGGTTCCCTGCCGCTGCGCAAGTTCTCAACGCCGCTGGCACAGACTGGAACACCAACACCGGTAGTGCTAACGGCACCTATGTGAGCCCCACAAACCCTGATTACACCTACTCGGCTTGGGCTCTCAAGAACACGAATGCCTACATGGATACCCAGTCGGTCTCTAAGGCTAACTTTATGTTGTCAATCGGCGGTTACAACCTGTCCAATAACATGGACCTGGCAGGTGCAAGTGTAGCCCAGGCAAATGCCGCCGCTGCTCAAATCGTTACCCTGATGAACCTTTGCGGTGCCAAAGGTGTCGACATTGACTACGAACCGGTGGGCATCACTTGTAACCCTGCGCGTATGGCAACGCTGATGCAAGCCATTTACAACGCTGTCAAGGCTTACAACGCTTCCTACGAGGTTCATCTGACTCTGATTCCGTCCCTGTCGGTTGCTGACCCTGACCTGAAGATTGCTACCGCAGTCGCCTGCCAAGCTTACGCCGACCAAATCAACGTTATGACTTACGATGATCCTAGTAATCTCAGTCAGCCTCTGTATGAACCCGGTGGAGTCACTGTTTACAACCATACTGGCGTAGCCCGCTCGGTTCAAAGTATTCAGTGGTTCATCGACGCCGGTGTCTCCCGCTCGAAGCTTGGTATGGGTATTGCCCAGTACGGCCGCAATACCTCCAATCCTTCGGCTGCATTCAACGCTGCTAACCCAGTGCCTTACAGCCAGATTGTTGCCTCGGCAAATGCCGCTGGTCAAATCACAAACTCCTTCCCTCTTGGCCGCTACTTCGGTGCCGTCAAGATTCAAAACCCTGCCCCAACAAATCAAACCGACTACTACAGCCCCACTTACACAGCCCTCTGGGGCTTCGACTCGGTGGACACCATCCAAGACAAGGTCGAGTCCGCTTCGGATATGGGTCTCCGTGCCGTGTTTACCTGGCAGATCTCCAACGACTACGCCGATCCCGCATCGCCGAATCCCCCCGGAGACGCACGAGCCAACTTCGCTCTGCTTGCCGCCGCCCGCGACGCCATCACGAATCTGTAAACCGGGTAAAACCCCTTAACTTGCCTCCTCAACGATATAACGAACATGGCCATCGTTCCGTTTAACCCTAATAACGAAGTCATCCCGATTCCCAATAACCCGTTTTATTGGCCCCAAGAATCGGCGTTCCAGACCCCGCAAGGTCCCCTTATCTTTGGGGCAGGCTTCTCCGTTGATTACAATACCGGTGTCGTAAGTGTTGATCCGGCACCTCCGGCGTCCACGGGTACGGTAACTTCTGTTACCGCTGGCGCTGGCTTGATCACAAGTCCTTTCGCCGGTATTACAACAGTCGGTCAAGTTTCGCTCGCAACTGTCCCCGGCGTTGTTCCCGGAACTTACACTTATGCGGCGTTTAGTGTTGACTCTTATGGCCGCATCACATCGGCTGCAAGTGGAGTAGCTCCCGTTCAAACACTAAGTGGAATCTACCCAATCAACGTTACTGGAGCTGCGCCCTCCCTTACTGTATCAATCGCTGCCGGAACTACCGCAAACGCGGGTGCCGTTCAGCTGGTTGACAACGTAAGCACCCCGTCCAACACACTCGCCCTGACTGCCAACCAAGGGTACCTTCTTCAAAACCAAATCAACGCAATTGCTGGAACAGCCAACATCCAATTCCTGGCTGGTACTCTCAACGCTGCCACAGGTAATGTTGTTACTGCGACTGCCGAAGGTAACACCGCAGGCATCTTGGCTGGTAGTCCCCTGCCTGCCGCAAGCGGCACAAACATCGGTGCTACTCTCCTGATTACAACTGCCGCCACCTACACACCTCCTGGCGGTACTGCGGTTAGCGTAGTTCCTGGCGACCAACTCCTGAGCGACGGCACAAACTGGGTTTACTTCCAGACCGGTTTCCGTGCTCCTTACGCCACCACCACCACTGCCGGCATCGTTCGTTACGCCACTGTTGCTGAGACACAGGCACTGGCCGATAATACCATTGCCGTGACACCTTTTGGTCTGTCCGGAATGGTTGCCTCGACCACTCAGCGTGGTTTCGTTGAGTTGGCTGACGCTGCAGAGACTCAACTGCTTGCCGACACCACTCGTGCTGTCACCCCTGCAGGACTCGGTACTCTTCAGGCTACCACAACTTCTCGCGGTATCGTTCAACTGAATGATACACTGACAAGCACTTCGACCACGCTGGCCCCAACTGCTCGTGCGCTCAAACAAGCTTTCGATGAGTCGATTCACAATAACATTATTCAAGCTAACGGCGATCTAATCGTTGGCCAAGCTGCTGCAGACCCTCAAATCCTTCCAAAGGGTTCGAACGGTCAGGTTCTCACGGTAGACAATACCGCTTCCTTGGGTGTATCTTGGCAGACGCCAATCGCCCCTGAGTCCACTCCGGTTGGCTCGGTGTGCTGGTTCACAACTGATGATCCTGCCAAGCTCCCCGTGGGCTGGTTGGTTGCAGATGGCTCTTCTTACGGTGTTGACTCTTCCAACCCCTACTATCCGCTGTACCAAGTAATCGGTACAACTTTCACCCCTCCCGCCGATCCTCCGGGAACTTTCCGTGTCCCCGATCTTCGCGGTCAGTTCATTCGTGGTTGGAACGACGCCGGCACTCAAGGTCCTGGAAACCTGGATCCCGGTCGTGCTTTTGGCTCCTGTCAAGCAGACGCCTATCAACAGCACTCACACTCGGTAACTGATCCTGGCCACATCCACGCGATTACTGATCCGGGCCACAACCACCTTATTACTGATCCTGGGCATACGCACACTGTTACCGATCCCGGTCATAGCCACCAGTTCAATGTCCCCAACTCCGAAGTTGTGGGCGATCAAGCTGGCTTCTACGACGGTAACAACAAGCGAGGGAACAGAGGTGCGGGCACTACAAACAGCAGTGCAAATGTTTCTATCAACAACGCAACAACAGGCGTGACAATCAACACCGCTCTCACCGGTATCACCCAAACAATCATCTGCACCACTGGACTCACAGTTAATAACTCTCCCGCCAGCGCTCCGGTTCCCAACGAGACTCGTCCTACAAACTTCTCACTACTCCCTATCATCAAGTACCGGGATCCTGTCTGATTAGCCCGAACCCCAAACCACGGGTAAAACCAGTCAAGCTGAAGATTTGGTCGTCACTATGCCCGCCTTACCCGTTGATTTCGATCCGTACAATCCGATTCCAAACGGACCGTTTTACTCCCCCCTAACCTATTACCTGCAAGGTCCGGTTGGCCCTTTGGTAGTTGGTTCGGGTCTGTCCGTCAGTCTGCAAGGTGTAATCAGTGCCACCGGTGGTGGCGGTGGTGGTGGCACAGTGACTTCCATCACTGCCGGCCTAGGTCTGACCGGCGGAACCATCACTGGCTCGGGAACTATCAGCCTTGCTCCTAGCGGCGTGGTCGCTGGCGCTTACACCTACCCTGCGCTTTCGGTAGACTCTTTCGGGCGTATTACGTCCATCATGAGTGGCAGCCCCGTTACCAGCATCTCTGCTAGCGTTCCCCTGCTTCTGACTGGCTCCCCCACTTCCCCAACTATTTCGATCCAGCCTGCGTCTACTTCGCAAACAGGATCCGTACAACTCAATAATACGACCACCAGCACCCTTACCAACCAAGCCCTGACCGCTGCTGCTGGTAAGAGCCTGCAAGATCAAATCAATGCCGTTGCACAAAATGCCAACGGCCTGGTTCTGGCTGGCACTCTAAACGCTGCTACTGGCAATGTTGCCAACGCAACTACCGCTGGCGTTTCCGCTGGTTTTACCGCTGGTTCCCCTGTTCCCGCTGCTTCGCCGGCAATCAATGATTACTATGTAATCGTCACCACTGCTGCCGCTTCTTATACTCCGACTGGCGGAGCTACCATCACTGGCGTAAACGTTGGTGACTACATCCTGTGCTCCAGCGGCGCTTGGACCATCCTGCGTGTCGGACCCATCACAGGTGCTTACGCCACAACAACCACCGCTGGTGTGGTTGAACTGGCGACCTCCGCTGAGGCCATCACCGGTACCGATCCAAACGCAGTTCTGACTCCGTTCACTGGTACTGCTACTTACGTTGCCCGTAAGTGCTTCACCGGTCCTGGTCAGATTCTGGCAAGTAACGGTAACGCAACTTATGCCGCTCTTGGATCGGGCATTGACGGTCAAGTTTTGACCGCTGACTCTTCCGCTCCCCTCGGCGTCAAGTGGGCACCTGGTGGTGGTGGTGGTGGTGCCAGCATTAACATGAGCTTCCTGGCTCCGATCACTGGTACTACCAACCCCTACAGTGGTGGCGTCGTGGCAGTAGGTATCAATACTGCCTCCACAACTGCTCTGGGTGCTGTCCAGCTAGCTGACACTGCCGCCACTCAAGCTGGTGTATCTCCTTCCCTTGTGGTAACTTCGCTGGGCGCAGCAAGCACTTACATCCCTTTCTGCGACTTTACGGCAAAAGGTCAACTGATTGTCGCCTCAGGTCCCAATGCTTACGCCATGGAGCCTCCTGGTGCTGACGGTCTGGCTCTGGTGGCTTGCGCCGCTTGCGCCAATGGCGTTACTTATGCCAACCCTCTGGCTGTTGCGACTCCCTCTACTCTTGGTGCGTTCAAAGGATTCGCTGCCGGTACCGGTGGCAACCTGTCCCTTGGTGGCTCCGCTCTAGCCGGCATCGGCGCTGGTGTCGCTAACACTGCCCTCGGTGTTCAATCTGCCACCACCCTTACCACCGGTAACGGTAACACCGTAGTTGGTAATGGCGCTCTTGCTCTTGATACCACCGGTAGCTGCAACGTGGCGATGGGTGTTTGCGCCCTTTACTCCACTGTTGGCGGCGAAGGTAACACCGCTCTTGGTACCGGCGCTGGCGCCACGATGACCAGCGGTGACTTCAACGTTCTGATTGGTTTCTGCGCAGGTGACGTAGTAACTACGGGTTGTTACAACATCGCCATCGGTGCCAACGCAATGGGCACCACGGCCACAACCGGTTGCAATAACGTTCTGGTTGGCTGCGGCGCCGGTAACAACGTCACCACCCAGAGCAATCAGATTGTCATCGGTGCGGGCAACTCCTGCACAACAGGAACCGCAAACGGCGGCGCAACATTCGCGTTCGGCGGTGGTTGCTCCATCTATGCCGCAGCTCAAGCTGCTGGCACAGCCGTCTGGACTTCTGTGTCCGACCAAAGCCTAAAGGAAGACGTTGCTGACTTGGCGCTGGGCCTCGACTTTGTGGGTCAGCTTCAGCCACGCACCTACACCTGGAAGGCAGACGGTGGCAAGTCCGCTGGTTTCATCGCTCAGGAAGCTGCTGCTGTTGTAGATGCTCACGGCGCCGATTATCTCGGTTTCGTTGACAAGTCTAACGAACTCTGGGGTGTTGGTCCTGCCGCTCTCATTCCAGTCCTGGTGAATGCCATCAAGGAACTGAAGGCCGAAGTAGATGAACTGAAAGCCAAACTTGGCTGAGTGCAAATAAAATAAGAAAGACGGGGAGGGAAACCTCCCCATTTTTGTAGATAGCAACGGGTAAAACCAGTTATACGAACTTGTGGTGACTATGGCGCTTCCGATTCGCCCGAACAACCCAAACATCCCCATTCCAAACAGCACGTTTTCTTCTCCGTTAAATCTATATGTATCGGGGCCATACTTCCCGGTGGTCATGGGTACGGGAATTGACATCAATAATAATTCCAAAGTAGCCGACCTCAATAACGCAGGCCTTCTTGAGTTCAACGGGGCTGTCGGAGATGTCAACTTATTAGCAGGCCCCGGAATCGCTGTTACCGAAAACGGCGGAGACTTTACGATCGACAACATCGGCGTTTTGGGCCTTGTAGCTGGAGGAAACGTCCAGATTTCCGAAAGTAACGGAATATACACAATTAGTGCAAGCGATGCTCAAACAGGAACCGTAACTTCTGTTGGCACAGGAGTTGGGCTTACTGGAGGGCCCATCACCACTTCCGGCACAATTTCTCTCGATGTTTCCGGAGTTACCGCTGGTTCCTACACCTACCCTAACATCACGGTTGATGCTTACGGTCGTGTTACCGTCGCGTCTAACGGCGTTACTCCCCTAACTGCGATTAACGGCACAGCACCTGTTCAAATCACGGGGACTGCCCCGACCCTGAATGTCGCCGTTGCAAATGCAAGCACGGTAGCCCCTGGTGTTGTTCAACTTAACGACACAACCACAAGTACCTCTACAACCCAGGCACTCACGGCAGCCCAAGGTAAGAACCTTCAAGATCAAATTGATGCTCTCCCTGGCGGAACTGTTACCAGCGTTACCGCAGGGACTGGCTTGTCTGGGGGGACGATCACAACGTCTGGAACCATTGACCTGGCAAATACGGCAGTAACCGCAGGTTCATACACAAACGGTTCTTTCACAGTAGACGCCCAGGGGCGCCTTACTGCTGCTTCAAGTGGGACTCCCCCCGTCACCGCAGTTACCGGTACTGCTCCGATCGTTTCCACCGGCGGTTCAACTCCTGCCATTTCTCTTGCCAATACCGCAGTAACTCCTGGATCTTACACCAACGGCTCGTTTACTGTTGACGCTCAGGGGAGACTCACCGCTGCCTCTAGCGGCACTGCTCCCGTCACCGCAGTAACTGGAACCTCCCCCATAGCAGTAACTGCCGGAGCTACGCCCGTTGTTAGCATCGCTGCAGCCTCAACAACTGCCGCTGGCGCTGTTCAGCTGAACAACACAACCTCAAGCACGTCTACTTCGCTTGCTTTGACTGCGGCTCAAGGTAAGAGTTTGCAAGATCAAATCACTGCTCTTTCGGTTTCGTCTAACATTATACTTGGAGGGACATACAACGCCAATACCGGTGTTGTTGACAGCGTGACTGCCCAGGGCACCACTGCTGGACTTGTCGTTGGAAATGCCCTTCCCGCAGCATCCCCTGCTAACAACGAAATTTTCGTAATCGTTGACGTCCAGGGTTCCACGGGTCCTTCCGGCACTCCTCCGTATCACGTCGGAGACTGGTACCTGTCTGATGGCACCACCTGGCAGTTCCTTAACGTAGGGTATCAACCAGGTCAGGCCACCACTCTGTCTCAAGGCACGGTGCAGCTTGCTACGAATGCTCAAGTTCAAGCAGGGACCGACTCCAGCAATGCTGTAGTTTCCTCCTCGCTCCAGAGTAAACTATCCGATAGCGTCTCCACAGTTTCCTCAACAACTATCGCCTCTAGCACAGCTGTGAAGACAGCCAACGATGCTGCAGCGGCCGCTCAGGGCGACGCAACTCAAGCCCTGGCTGATGCCGCAAGTGCCCAGGCAACTGCTGACGCCGCACTGCCTCTGGCTGGCGGATCGATGACCGGTGACATCACTTTCAATGCCGGCCAAACTTTCCCAGGCACCGTTGGCGATCTCGACTTCCAGGCAAAGGGTGACCTGATTTCTGGGTTCGGGGTTAACTCTTTTGGAATCACAGCGGTAGGTGCAAATGGCCAAGTTCTCTCGGCTAACTCAGCTTGCGCGTCCGGACTGGAATGGACTACCCCTAGCAGTGGACCTTCCCCCGCGACCCCTACGGTAGCAGGATTGCTGACAGGTTGCGCCGATGGTGTCCTGAGCACAACTGCAGTCGGTAACAACGCACTCTTGTCCCTGACTAACGGCGTTTGCAACACGGCCATTGGTTTAGACGCCGCTTGCAGCCTTACGACGGCCTCGGATAACACGGCTTTAGGATCTTCCGCACTTTGCTCAGTCACTACCGAAGGCGAAAACACGGCAGTGGGTGCCCGAGCTTTGATTCTTACCTCCGGAGGCAGCAACAGTTCTTTAGGCTCACGCGCAGGGCGGTGTATAACAACAGGGTACGGAAACACGGCAGCCGGCAGGTCTGCTCTGGAGTATACTTGTGGAGGAAACTATAACTCTGGCTTTGGTTTAAGCGCCCTTCGTAATGCTTGCGGTAGCTATAACGCTGCAATAGGTTATCAGGCGGGATACAAGTCCGACGGTGACTACAACGTCTTCATTGGCGTAGATTCCGGCACTCAACTATTGACAGGTGCTTGCAACATTTTCATCGGTTACAATACGGGTCTCAGCGTAACCAGCGGGTGTGATAACGTTATCATTGGCCCTAACGTAGACCCGGGCGCAGACGTGAGTCAGTGCTTGTTAATCGGAACCGGAACATACAACTGGCTGAGCGGCGACTCCACTGGTGCGGTAAAGCCTGGCGCGGGCGTTATTGATTGCTCAGGGTCGTGCGGAACATCCGGCCAGGTCCTGATGTCCAACGGCAGCAATGCCATTTGCTGGGGAACAGTGACAAGTTGCCCAGGAACCGTAACTTCAGTCACCGCTGGCACTGGCTTGACTGGAGGAACCATTACCTCTTCTGGAACAGTAGCCCTCGACACTACTTGTGTTATTCAACCTTCGGCCCTCACCGCAAAAGGCGACATCATCACCGCCACCGCTGCAAGCACACCAACGGCTCTCGGAGTTGGCACAAATGGCCAAGTTCTGACCGCTTGCTCGGCTTGCTCCACGGGCCTTGTCTGGGCCACTCCGACAGGCGGAAGCAGCCCGGTAGAGACATACAACACACTGATCACATTCAACCCTGGTGATAACAACCAGGCTATCATCGGGTGGGAGTCCGAGCGAGGGGGCAGCGAGAGCTATCTCCTCTCGGGCAATGTATCCGCGATGGCCTACATTACCATTGGCAGTGGGACTAACGGGGCCACCCCCGAAGCGTGGGCGATGATTATGATTTCATCGATGGGGGGAGAAGGGTTGTCTCAAATAATTGCTCAAGACAACACCGGAGGTAACTTCTACATTATGCCTTGGGTGTACCCGGCCTTCAGCGATACAACTATTGTGTATACTCCTCAGCCCTCTGTCACTGTGGCTACAACCTACATTGCAAACGTGTCTCTAAACTGGTTCGGAGGATTCCGTTACCAGCCTATCGTCTACGGAACCCCTGCATCATGATCTGGAACAACGCCGAGTTTTACACATCCGTCCTAATGGTTGAGCTGGAAAAGAACGTAAAGTTCCAGGACAGCCCCATCGCTCTCTACGGACTTCTCACTTCCTTCCAAAGTCCCGCTTTCCGTGATTCCACAGTGAGGGATTTTCTGGAGTCTTTCTCGTCGGTGCAAAATAATATCGGCATCGAAATCGACAGAGTAGAAGAAGTAATCACCAAGCTTCCCGCAATCTTCGTCTTCCCTAACAAAAAACTAAGCCACTCGCAAGTGCTGGAAGTAGTCAACCAACACCTGGAAACACCCTATGAGCCTGTAAACAAGGACTTCCGTGCCCTGGGATTCTTCCCATCTCGGGAGGGGTGCCCGGTCCGTGAAGTCTCCGCTGAAGGAATCGTTTACAACAACAAAGAAGTTTATGGTAAAGAAGGGACAGGCGAAATCCCTGAGTGGGGCATTCCCCTGGTGGAAGAAGCAAGCAAGTTCTGTGACGCTAAGTACAACCACTACAAGGTAACAGATAAACCCCCCACGCAAAAAGTGTACATCCACGCTAACAATCTCTTCTAACTATGGCTAACTTTAGAATTGGTGGCATCCCGGGCGGCTTCGACATTTCCGCAGCGGGGGAAATCAGCCCCAGGACCGTACTAGATCAGAACGGGTGTGCCGGAACCGCTGGGCAAGCCCTAACTTCCGATGGACTCGGAGCACTTACTTGGGCTACAGTTGGTGGCGGTGGTGGTAGTGGCACCGTCACAAGCATTACTGCTGGAACTGGCCTTACTGGGGGAACAATCACAACCTCCGGCACCATTGCCCTCGATACCGCTTGCGTTCTAAGACCAGCGGATTTCACGGCGAAAGGGCAGCTAATCGTGGGAAATGGCAGCGGTTTCTGCCATGTTCTGTCCGCTGGCACCAACGGTCAATACCTGGTTGCCAACTCCTCGATCAACCCTGGCGGACTTGTTTGGTGTACATTCCCAGGAATCTGCTCCTCTGCCTACACCGCCAAAGGCGCAATCCTGTCCGCCTCCGCTGCCTCCGCCCCATCAGCTCTCGCAGTAGGCGCTAACGGCACGGTACTTACGGCAGACTCAGCGTGTGCTCTAGGAATAAAATGGGCTGCGGCGGCTGGGGCTTCGGCCGCTACCCCAACAGCTGCTGGAACTGTGTTCGGCTGCACTATGTCTGCAGGGTTGCTTAACACGGCCCTCGGAAACAATGCTCTGGCAGCTCCCGGATCTTTTGGATGCAACACCGCCGTCGGATACTGCGCCTTAGCATCTTCCACCTCTGCATATTTCAACACAGCTGTCGGCAACTGTGCTGGAAAAATCGTAAGCGGCACCAACAACACTTTCGTAGGAAACCGTGCTGGCGGTGCTTTTACAGCTGGGGGTTTCAACCAAAGTAGTGCAACTGCTATTGGTGCGGGTGCCATGGCAAACTCCACCGGCGCTGGTTCCACAGTCGTAGGGCAGAGCGCAGGAAACTACATGAACGGAAACTATAACGTCGGTGTAGGGACGTCAGCCCTTCACGGAAGTTTTTCGGGAATGACCGGCGCCTTTAACATCGGCATCGGGGATTTTGCCGGGTGTGGACTTTCTACAGGCTGCTGTAACATTGCCATCGGATTCCAAAGTCTGACGGCTGCGGACACCGCTGTGTGTAACACAGGTGTAGGTTTCCAAACTCTTTGTAACGTTACCTCTGGAATCAACAACATTGCTATTGGCCCAAACTCAGGCACTGTTATCAGCGGGGACACTAGCGGCATCGTCAACTTGACGACAGAGTCAAATCGCATTGTGATGGGCAACTTCAACCACACTTGTGCTCAAATCAAGATTGGCTGGACCGTAACCTCAGACGTTCGCGACAAAGCTATCGACCCTGTAGGAGTACCTTACGGACTCTCCTTCGTCAAGCAGATTACCCCAATCTCCTACTGCTGGTGTGATCGCACGACCGGTGAAATTACCGAGGATCGGAAACGTTTCGGATTCAGTGCCCAAAACATCTGCGCTCTGGAGACCGAAACCGATCACCCTGTCATCGTTAGTGCCGATGACCCCGAGCATCTGATGATTACCGATCAGGCGCTGCTGCCAGTTCTCGTCAACGCAATCAAGGAACTCTCAGCCAAAGTCGAAGCACTCGAAGCAAAGCTGGCGGCCCACGGGTAAAACCACTTATCGCTAGGTAGTTTGTCAGATGGCATTGCCCGTCCCCCCAACACTCAATAATCCCATCCCAAACAACCCATTTTATAGCCTTCCGGCATACATTACCAAGGGTGCGTACTACCCGATCACAGTAGGGGCCGGTCTGAGCGTCGATCCCGCCACAGCCGTCATCACCTCAACCGGTGGTGGCGGTGGTGCTGTATCCAGCATTATTGCTGGGTCGGGAATTAGCGTAAACGCTGCTACAGGCAATGTCACGGTTACCAACACAGGTGTAACAAATATCACCGCAGGCACCGGTATCTCCATCTCTGGCGGGACCGGTAACGTAACCATCAACTCGCTTACGACCGGGACGGTTCTGGCAGTTAATACTGGCGCTGGCCTTACGGGTGGCCCGATTACCACCTCCGGCACCATCGATCTTAGGACCACCGGGGTGGTCCCAGGCACATACACCAACCCCACCCTTAGCGTTGACGGTTACGGTCGGATTTCTTCGGCATTAAACGGAACTTCCGTTGGTTCGGTAACTGGTACTCTACCTATTACGGTAACCGCCGGTGCCAACCCCGTCGTGGCAATCAATCCGGCATCCACCGCAAGCTGCGGTGCAGTCTTGCTTTCGGACGCAGTCAATAGCACATCTTCGGCAACTGCTGCAACATCGTTGGCCGTAAAGACAGCTTACGACATTGCCATCGCAGCCATTCCCAAGAGTTGCATCACTGGCGTTGGCACCCTGATTACCGGTACCGGCCCGAGCACTCCGGTGGCTCTCCCGGTTGGCACCAACGGGCAGATTCTCGCTGCGTGTTCTTCCTGCGTTGGCGGCTTGTATTGGGCGAGCACAAATGTGCCCCCGTTTGGCACTCCGAACTACGGCTCCTTCCTTAACACTGGTACCCAGACTATCGGCACAGTGAACGTGCCGCAACCTGTCACACTCAACACGACTGTTGCCGCAAGCGGATTCACTCTGATCGGTGGCTCTCAAATTACGGCAACAAACGCCGGTATTTACAATCTTCAGTTTTCAATTCAGCTCGTTGTTACTACCGGTGGTGGCGGCATCGCTGAGATCTGGCTTGTGAAGAACGGGGTTGCAGTGCCGAACAGCAATACCCAGTTTGCTGTCAAGAATACTAACGAAGCTGAGTTTGCCGCTCTGAACTTTGTGGAGAGTCTGGCTGCGGGCGATAACTTGCAGCTGTTCTGGGCTACAGATGACATTCACGTACAACTCATCTCGTATGCTGCGGGCGCCAACTTCGCAGGAGCGCCTGCGATTCCAAGTGCCATTGTCACTGTGGTTCCAGTCGGCGCCTGATAACGGGTAAAACCAGTTTACGAGGTCGCCCTGTCGCTAGAAGATGTCTTTAATCACTCCCATCCCTAACGGTCCGTTTTATTCTTCTCCATCGTATTACGTAAACTCTCCCCAGGGCTTCCTCATCGTTGGGAGTGGCCTTTCGGTTGCTCCTGATGGCACCTTGCTATCGGCGTCGAGTGCGGGTGGTACCGTTACCGGTGTTACCGCTGGCGTCGGCCTCTCGGGTGGCACAATCACTCTCGCAGGCACCATCAACCTGGTTCCCGCCACGAACTCCACTCTCGGTGGTATCAAGGTCGGTGCCAACCTGATTGTTGCTCCTGACGGTACGCTGTCGGCGTTGCCCCCAGGCACAGGAACTGTAAATAATATTACTCTCGGCACAGGACTCATCGGCGGTGGTGGTGGCCCTGTCGTCAACATTTCGTTGGCTCCCGCCTCCAAGACCCAGTTCGGTGGCGTTGTCATCGGTAACGGTATTGACGTTGTTGGTGGTTTGATTTCTCTGAGTGCTGCTACCACAGCAGCGGTGGGTGGCGTCCGCCTGGCAACTTCTGCCGAGGTTATTGCTGGTACGGACGCTAGCAAGGTTGTTACGCCTGCAACTCTGGCGGCAAAGACAGCCACCTTGCTGCGGCCGGGAATCGTACAGCTGTCGGACAGCGTAGCTATCGCTGATAGCACCAAGGCTGCCACGCAGACTGCGGCGTTCACTGCAAATGCCGCTGCCGTAGCCGCTCAGGCAACTGCCAACGCAGCGCTGCCAAAAGCTGGCGGGGTGATGACTGGCGTCATTACGTTCGCCGCTGGGCAAACATTCCCCGGTGTTGCTTTCCCGGTTGCTACTGCCAACTCGCTCGGTGTAATCTCCGCTGGCCCTGGCCTATCGGTTAATGCCTCTGGCGTTCTCAGCACGGTCAATAACGGAACTGTAACTGCCGTGACCGCAGGGGAAGGTCTCGGGGCTCCTGCAACTGGTAACACCATTTCTACATCGGGCACACTTCGTGTCGTTCCCCCTAGCACAGATGGGACCAAGATTGGGGGTGTGAAGGCTGGCACCAACGTTTCAATTGCCTTTGACGGAACCCTTAGCGTCCCTGGCTCCAACTTCATCGCAAGTAATAACCCCTATCTCTTCAATGGCTATGTCTGGCCTGCTCCGTTAGCTTCGCCCTCATTGCCTTTCCCTGGAGTCAACGGTCAGGTTCTGACTGTTATTGACAATGTTGCGGGGACAATCGGATGGACTAGCACAGGCACTCTGCAGTCGGTTGTTGCTGGTCCGGGGCTGACCGTCACTTCTACGCCGACAACTGCTACAGTTTCTTTGACGACGGTACCATCTATTACTGCCGGGAATTTTGGTGGGACCACGCTCATACCCACGCTGTCAGTCAATCAGTATGGGCAACTTGTTTCTGTAGGTGAGGCAAATTGTTACCCGCCTTTCCTTCAGGCCACGGTTACGGCTCCGCCTTCGCTGGTTCTTGACTTCACCACCAATAATACTAATTGGGAATACACTCTGCAAGGAAACACTACAATTATCAACCCCGTAAACGCTCAGTCGGGCCAAACGGGATATTTACTCCTGCGTCAAAATCCGCTGTCCCCTTACACAGTTACTTGGGACTCAAGCTGGAAGTGGGCTAATTTTGCCCCTTACGCAGGAAACCCTACTCTGGCTGCCGTGGACATGATTCAATTCGTGGTTGTTGATCCTAACTATGTCGTTGTTACTGGCCTGATCGAAAACATAGGGTAAAACCTGACGGGTTGGTTGGTTTTCTTTAGCGAGTTTTCCAACCTTCCCAATAAACTCGCTACCAGTATTATGCAACCACGTATTTATACGTACAAGATCACGTTTGAAGAGATTCCTCACTGGTATTGGGGAGTGCATAAAGAGAAGAGATATAGCGATGGGTATATGGGCTCTCCCGTGACTCATAAATGGATGTGGGATTTCTATACGCCGAAGATTCAGATTTTGGAGTTCTTCCCTTACACAGAAGAGGGATGGAAGCAAGCAAACTTAGTTGAAGACAGATTGATTAAACCAGACTTAAATGACCCGCTCTGTCTAAATGAGGGTTGCGGAGCTCGAGTTTCCAGGGAAGCCGCACAGCGTGGTGGATACAAGATGAAAGGAGTTCCCAAGACCGGTGAGCACCGCAAGAAGATAGGTGATGGCAACAGGGGGAAGAAAAGAAGTCCAGAGTACTGTCAGGCTCTTTCCGAACGGAATAAGGGAAGAATTTTAACCGAGGAACAAAAGGCTCAACGAAGTGCATCCATGCGTCAATTCTACCAAGAAAATCCCGAGGCTAGGCAGAAAAAATCAGAAGAGGGTAGTCAAAGAAAGTGGTATCACAACTCTGCAACGGGGGAAACTCGCCATTGTGTAGAGGCCCCTTCTCCTGAATGGAAAGAGGGTAGACCAATTGAATACTTAGGGGCCCCATGGTGGACGGATGGCAAACAAAATAGAAGGTCTCTTGAAAAACCGGGGCCCGAGTGGGAGCGAGGTATAAGCAATCACCCGAGTAAAAGGCGATTCCGGTGCACACTAACCGGGTTTGTTTCTAGTTCCGCCGGACTCACAAAGTATCAAAATTCACGGGGGATTGACACCTCAAATCGCGTTCGCGTTGAGTGATTTACCAGCGGTCGCATTAAGCTAAAATCACATTACACATCAGCAACCAATGTCCGACAAAAAATACTCGATCTTTACCCACCAGGGTGGATTAGGGAAGTCGATCGCAGCAACCGCTGTGGCCCAAGCTATCAAGAATAATTTCAAAGACAGAGAACTCATCGTGGTCACACCCTGGCCGGAGTTGTGGGTGAACCTCCCGTTTGTTTACCGGGTTTTTCCACTCGGCAACACCAGTTACTTTTATGAAGAATTCGTGAGAGACAAGGGTTCTCTCATCTTTGGTAATGAACCATATTACACGCACACCCACATTAATCATGAGCTCCCGCTTGCAGAAAGCTGGTGCAAGATGTATCAAATAGAATTCAAAGGCGAAAAGCCGATGATTCGTATCAACAGTGAACAACGTAAGGCAATCCGTAACTTTTACGAACCCAAGTTCGAGGGTAAAGACCTCCTGATTCTTCATTGCTGCGGGGGCCTCTATCAAAATGAGAAAGCGTTTTGCTGGCAAAGGGACATGCCTTATGAGGTAGCCACCAAGGTCGCTAAGCATTTTCAACAGAAGGGAATGTATGTGATGCAGATCACACGACCAGCAAGTTACAAAATCCCGGACGTATTTGTGCGAAATGAACAATTATCGCAGACTGAACTCGTAGGCTTGCTGGAACTGTCTTCCAAGCGTCTACTCATTGATTCGAGCCTTCAACACGCTTCAATGGGCCTCGGTTTACCCTCAGTTGTTCTTTGGAACGCAACCGATCCCTTGCTATTCGGATATCCTTTCCACACAAACATCGTAGCCAAACAGAAACCTCACAAGCCATTGCCTGGCGCATTTTTGTTTGATTATAGCTTCGATGGTTCAGAAAATGAGTGGCCCTATGAGGAAGGGGACGAAAAAGACTTGTTTAATGTAGACGAGATTATCTCAGCCTTGGAAGCTCAAACTAACGAACCCAAAAAAGGATTCGCATAGTTTGCTTCGCAAACCTGACACCACGGGAGCCGCAAGGCTCCCTTTCTCTTTGGCAACGGGTAAAACCCCCATAGCACCTAACCCGTTTGCATAATATGCCCGCCATCGTCTTTCCGCCATCGCCGGCACTCAACGATGTCTACCCCTTGGACCCCGGCACTTCCGGAGTCACCCAATACAAGTGGGACGGCACCAAGTGGGTAGCTGTGCCCACTGCAATCAACCTTGGCTCCCCAAACCAAGGCGCCTTTAACGATTATCAATGGCCGCCTACCGCAGGTGCGGCTGGGCGCCAGTTGACAACGGATGGCCTCGGCAACCTGACATGGAGTGGCGAAGCCGATGTGAGCATCCAGGCTCTTGGCCTCTCCACATTGATTGACGGAGTTTCGAGCACCTACACATTGACCGAACTCGGCACCCCAACATTCTTCACTCCGACCCCCTCTACCAACATCGTGGTCTTCCTGGGCGGCGTACCGCAGACGCCCACAGGATACTCAGTGACTGGCAACCAAATCACTTTCACCGGTGTGCCGCCGGCTGGTACGACTTTCTACGGAATCTCGAACGTTGTGGTATAAACTTGACGGCAGTAGGGTAAAAGCAGTTTACAGGAAATAGTTTGGAGTTAGCTTCGTGGCTTTGACTCGTGCTCAGCTCTTGAGTGGCGATGGCTCACAAGGATTTGTTCTCCCTGGACAAGTACAAGCAGTCACCGCCGGAACAGGCGTAACAATCTCTCCCACAGGTGCTCTGTCGATTAATACGGCAGACCCGGCATTCAACGCATTTATTCGTACTAACGCCGCTGGGGCTTTTAACGGTTATGTCTGGCCCGCTGGCCCTGGCACGGTCGGTCAGCAACTAACACTGGCTGCAGGCAACGCTCTTGTGTGGAGCGACTCCGACGGCATCCCCTGGACGACCCTCGGTCAGCTTGTCGTAGGTACGGGCGTAGGCACCGACATTCTGCTTAATGCAGGGGCAGACACTGCGGTGTTGATGGCGGATTCGAGCACTGCCAGCGGCCTAGCATATAGCGACTCTGTGACGAGCGCGATGCAGGTTCCGTCAGGCACCACTCTGCAGCAGCCTGCCACTCCCTCGATCGGTCAACTTCGCTACAACACCGACCTTGACCAGTTTGAAGGATACCTGGGCGCTGTTCCGGCGTGGGCTCCGATTGGCGGTTCTCTCAATCCGGCCACCCTCGCAGAAGCTGCCGCCGGTGTCTTAACCACCGTCTACTCTTCCCCCGAAACCGCTGTACCGAAAGATGCCTCCGGTATGACCGGTGCTGCCATCCTCCCAGCAGGTACATCCGCACAGCAACCGGCAGCCCCGGTCGACGGGATGTTCCGTTTTAATACCACCAACGATGCGTTTGAGGGATACGGTCAGAATCTGACTTCTTGGGAACCGCTGATGCCCACGGGTGCGGCGACCGATAAGACTGTTTACCTTAACAACCAGACAATTACAGCGAACTATACCATTCCTACGGCACCCATTATCAAGAATGGTCTTTCCGCTGGACCCATCACAATTTCCGCTGGCGTCACCGTCACAGTGCCTGCCGGTCAGGCATGGTCGATTGTTTAATCCCGTCTTTACCTGAACATGGCTACTCTTCAAGTTACAAATTTACAGAATACGGCGGCGACCGTTACCAACGTATCCCTACTCGCTGACGGGACGACAACCCTGGTTCTTAACTCGACGGGAACCGCACGCACTGGCGGCATCCGCTACAATGCAGGCAGCCTGGAAGTTTACACTTCCGGTGGAGTCTGGGCGCCTATCGGTGGTGGTGGAGGTGGCGTTAGCAGTGTGACTGCTTCAGCCCCCCTGGTCTCCAGCGGCGGCGCAACCCCGAATGTTACTGCAACTCTGGCTACTGCAGCTCAGGCGGCGGCTGGAACTAGCAACGTGGTTCTTTCCACGCCCGAGTTTTCAGTGCCGAAGGATGCTTCCGGCATGACTGGTGCGGCAATCTTACCGTCAGGAACTGACCTGCAACGTGCTGCGATTGCCAGCCCTGTGGTCGGTATGACCCGCTTTAACACCGATAGCGGGTATGAGGAGGTTTATACCGGAGCAACTAAGGGTTGGCGCTCACTGGATTTCCTATACGTCCCTGACCCTTTACCGGCGGACTTAACTATCTCCGCAAACACTACTCTGTCCGGGGTTATTAACTGTAATAACTTCACAGTAAACGCTGGCGTTACTCTTACAGTTGGTAGCCAGTCCCTCATCATTTATTGCGCCGGTACTGCTACGATTAACGGCACCGTAAATGCAAATGGTGCAGGACCGGTTGGAGGACCTCCAACTTTCAATAGCGTTTCTTCTGGCTCACTAACTGTAAATGGAGCGTACGGGGTTGGTCCGGGGCAAAGCCGAAGAACTTACAACCCTAGTGACTTTTTACCGGGGTCGGGGGGTAATTCTGCCGGTCTTGAGCTAGGGGGCGGTTTTGGAGCGGGTTCAGGAGGTACGAACGGAGGAGGCACCGGTGGTGGAGGATTTGTCGTCCGGGCTGCCGGCAATATTACCGTATCCGCAACTGGGGTCATTACGGCAAATGGGACTAGCGGGGGTTCAACCGTCGGCGGAAGTAGCGGTTTTTACGTAATTCCAGGATCTGGTGGCGGGTCTGGGGGAGCTGTAATCCTGCATTCTGACAAAAACATCACAATGGCGGGATCCATCTCCGTTCAAGGCGGTAGTGGAGGTGCTGGAACAACAACTTATTCTTCCAACCCTGCCGTAGGAGGTGGAGGTGGAGGTGGAGGTGGTTTTATCATCCTACAAGCTGGCGGAACGCTCTCAAACACGGGGACTACCTCCCTCACCGGTGGCGGTGGCGGGACCACAAATAATATTGCAACAGGATTTGGTTTGTCTGGCTCCCCAGGAGCCTCGTACGGGGGTGCCGGGGGCGGCGGTGGTGGATCTGGCGTAAACGCCACAGCGGGTGCAGCCGGTCAATACCTTACTTCCGGAAGTCCTTTTTAAGCCATGAAATTACTCATCCTCTTTAATAATCAACCGCTGATCTATGATGTTGAAAGCAGCGAAACAACTCAAGAAATTTTATCATCATTAGGCGTCAGTGATCCCTCCTTGTACCAGGAGTTTTCAGAATCTGATTTTGATCCCGCCTGTTACAGTTTTGTTTCAGCATTCTCCCTAGCCGAAGGTGTAGTTTCCTTCAATCTGCCGGACGCCAAGGTTCAAGCTAGCAACACCGTCAAAGTCCAGCATGCCGCAACCGAGCAAGCCGTAACCGCAGGTTACTCCGACACCGTTATCGCATCTCAATCCGGCCTCCCCGAAGGTGACCGTTTGCCAGAGATTCAGGCTGTTATCAGCGAAGTTAACTTCCTCGCCTACCAACTCTCGGACAACCTCGCCAAAATCGACGCTGCTACCGACGTAGAAACCGTTTACAACATTGTACAACAGCCTTCTGGCATCATTAATACCGGTCGTGGCGGTGACGGTCAGGCTGGTCCTTTGGATCTCAACCTGTCGTACTTCCCCGAACTTAACGATATGCCTGGCTACACTCAGGCTGATCTCGAGTTGTTTATCCCTGGCACCAACACCGTAATCCCCTACGACCCCGAGCTTCCGGCACCTTACACCTTTGATTCTGCGGGTAACTGCTTTAAGAACAACGACTGGCGCCTAGTCATTCGTTACGCTGGTGGCGGAGCTGTGTTGCGGACCATCACGGTTGAGGAAGGTAATAACCAGGACGTGGCATGGACTTATAACCCTGCTATTCCCGGTGGTGGTTCACATTCGGCCTAAGTGCGGTTAGCGTGTTGGGTTGCCTAACGGCAACCAGGTCGGGTGCTACGCACCCTCCCGCAATTTTCGCAAAATAGTTTCAAACATTTCTCGCACAAAATCCGAGGAGGAGTGCGCAGCACTCCGACTGGTTGCGAAGCAACCCAATCGCCCACCGCAAACCACCAGCAAACACACTCGACGGCAGGGTAAAACCAACCTAACGGTCCAATCACGCGAAATAAAATGAGCTTGCTCTCAGTATCTTCGATTTCCAACCCGAGTGCACCCCAAGCGAATATCTCGCTGAATGCAGATGGCTCGGTGACGTTGCCTGTTTATACCGGGAGCAGCGCACCGTTGCTCTTCCAGGCGGGGACTCTCTGGTACAACACCACTGGCCCCGCTCTGCAAATTCGTAACCCTGCAAATACCAGCTGGGTGTCTCTCACGCCTCCGGTTGCGGCGACGTTGGCCGAAGCTGCTGCGGGCACGTTGAATACGGTTTATTCCAGTCCGTTGACTTCCGTTCCGAAAGATGCGAGTGGGATGACTGGAGCGGCTTTGCTACCAACTGGAACAAATGCTCAGCGCACCGCTATTGCGACGCCAGTCGCAGGCATGACTCGTTTCAACACGGATTACACTCCGGATTCGCTCGAGGTTTACAACGGCACCAACTGGCGTCAAGTTGCTTACGTGCCGAATCCGACTCTGCCTGCTGACTTGACGATTTCGGCAAATACAACTCTTACAAACTCGACTTACGTTGTTAACAATCTGACGATTGCCGCTGGCGCTACTGCAACCTTAAGTTCTCAGTCCGTGGTATTCATTTGTTATGGCGATGTTAATATTGCTGGGACAATTAATGGTAGTGGGAGTGGTCCCACTGGTGGATTTGCCGCTGCGAGTGGCGGCACCAGTGTTACCCCGGTAATTGGGGTCAATATTGGGTCCAAGACCCCAGGGGTTGCTCTTGGCGCTGCGTTACCTTATCAGCCTTTAACAAGTTCAACGGGATCCGGTGGAACATCCGGGCAAGTTTTTAGCGGTGCTGGTGGCTTAGGGTTTTCTTCCGGCGGGAATGGAGGTGCGGGTATTCTTATTCGCACCTTAAAAAATGCGACAATCACTGGCTCCTTACTTTCGACTGGAACTGCGGCGTCTACCCCAGTCGCTAATGCACCGGTAGGAGTTACAGGTGGAGGTGGAGGGTCTGGTGGCGCCGTTGTGGTCCATGCTGCCGGGTTAATTAACTTTAGTGGAGTAATTGACGTTTCTGGTGGAGCTGGCGCAGCGGGCGTCATAAATGGAGTCGGAGTCGGAATGAATGGCGGTGGTGGTGGTGGTGGTGGTTATGTTATTTTAGAGGCTGACTCTGGTTTAACAAATACTGGTACAATCACTCTGACTGGGGGAGCTGCTGGTGCAACAGCAGGAACTGTAGACGCAAACGGCGGAGGAAACGGCGGATCTTACGGGGGTAAGGGAGGACAACACTACCAAGGCCCAGGACCCACAGCAGGAAGCGCAGGCGTATTCGCAACAGCAGGAAGCCCTATCTAATTTCGAGCTATGCAAAAAGTTATTGTCATCTACAACGGGGCTTCTCAAGTTTGTCCCCTGCTCTCCGAGCAAACAGCGGAGTCAATCGCTGCCAGCTATGGCGTTACCGACCCTGCTCTTTACAAAGAGTTTGCTGAATCGGATTTTGATACCGCCTGCTACGGGTGGTCCAATGCTTTCACCCTTACTAACGGGGTGGTTAGTTTTGATCTGAACAAAGCAAAACAACTTGCGGAAGCAATTGTTAATCTCCAAAGTAACGAAAAAGCCAAGGAAATTCTGGCCGGTCTCAGCTACGACGTTTATATCGCTCAGTGCTCCCTCCCTAAAGAGCAACGAATCGCAAAGTATCAAGCTGCCATTAACGCTAATAATGCTCTCGCCATTGAGACCGAAAATCGCGAACAGGCTATTTACGCCGCTAGCACCATCCAAGAAGTGAATGCGATTGTGTATCCGCCGAAGGACTAATCGCCAACGGCAATAACCGCAACAGGGTAAAACCACCCTAACGGTCCAAATCTCTATATCCCAATGAGCACTCTCTCAGTCTCTCAGATTCAGAATACGGCGAGCCCTACGACGAATATCGTCGTGAATGCCGACGGCTCCGTCACGCTCGGTTTGTATCGAACGACTGGCGTTGCGCCAGCGCCGGTCCAAACTGGAACCTTGTGGTATGACGTTGGCGGCGCCGGTCTGGTAATCTGGGACGGTGCTGCTTGGGTGAGTGCAGGCGGTGCCGTTAGTAGCGTGTCTGGCACAGCCCCGATTGTTTCTTCAGGTGGCGCCAACCCTGTAATTTCGGCAACCTTGGCCACGGCGGCGCAGGCTGCGGCGGGGACGAGCAATGTAGTGCTTTCTACGCCCGCGTTCAGCGTGCCGAAGGATGCGGCGACAATGACTGGGGCTGCGATTCTACCTGCGGGAACGGACGCACAGCGTGCTGCGATTGCCAGCCCTGTTGCCGGGATGCAACGGTTTAACACCACGCAAAACTCGATGGAGTATTACGACGGGACTAACTGGCGTGGTCCTTATGAGTATATCCAATCGGCAGGTTGGTTTGGGGGGAGCCCTGGGGCGATCGCGCAGCAGTTTGTTACCAGCAACACGGAAGCAACTTTCAACCTTAACGCAATTACATTAACCCCAGGAACCTGGTTAGTAGCTCTAAATTTTTATGCTCAGTGCAGCCCGAATAATCCGGCCGGAGTGTTCTCAATCAACGTAACTTTCCCTTACGCTGCTACCGGTGGGCTTGCAGATCCTAACATTATCTGGTGCTCCAAACCGGATGGACCGTTTTTCAGGTCAATATTGACCAGTGCCACCCCCTATGAGCTCGACACAGTAATAGCAATGAAAGTGGGCCCAGGAAACGTGACCCTGAATCAAATCAAAGGAAGTTGGGGCGATCTGGGATCTTCAGGCGCTGGCCCGCACGACCTTAAGATCAATGCCTGGTTCACCGCAATGCGAATTGACTGATTTAACACCATGAATTACGTAAAAGCTCCTACACCCGGTCGAGTCGTTCGTTACCGTGGTGAGTCCCTGTCTGACCCCGACTGGTTTGCAGAGGATGTTTCCGCCGATGAGTACGAAGGCGATTACGAATCCCTTGAGAACTACGATGCTCCGGGCAAGCCCTGGGACCCGACCCGTTTCCCCAAGCCAACTGCCGCAGAGAAGTTGGCCGCAGCTGGTCTTACAGTAGACGAGCTCAAAGAATTGCTCGGTCTCTGATTACTGTTAGCGTCTTCTGTTTGCTTCGCAAACGGTCGGCGCTTCGCGCCTCCGCGAATCTTGCCTCTGGCTCCGGCCAGGGGCTTTTTGCTATCTGCCAAAAATCGCGGGAGGGTGCGAAGCACCCGACCTGGTTTGCGTAGCAAACCCAACACGCCACCACCCTTATGTTGCCTTGAGGCAACCTATAACGCCTTTGGGTTGCCTTGAGGCAACCTTAGCCCCAGGGTAAAACCTTCCTAACAGACCCCGCCGCAATATGCCCCTCCTTACCTTCCCAGTGCCAGCCTCTGACGGCCAACTGTATCCGGCAACGCCTTTACCTGGCGAGAATCAGTACCAGTACGACGGACCGAACCAAACTTGGCGCTTGCTGGGAACGGCCACTGGTGTAAGCGCAGGGACTTACGGAAACGCCAGCAACGTCGGTCAATTCACGGTAGATGCCACAGGGCGGATTACATCCGCGCAGAATGTTGCCATTGCAAGCGGTGGTATCGGTACAGTAACGCAAGTTGATACGGGGCTCGGGCTGATTGGTGGCCCAATAACAACCACTGGTATTATTTCCGCATTGCAGGCAACCCCTGTAAGCGAGGGAATCGTATTTGGATATACTGACGGGATATCTGTTTCGTTGGGGGTGAATGCTCTACTTAGTATTTCCGGGGGAATAAACAACACGGCCATCGGCAATGACTCGTTGCTTAACAATGGGTCCGGCAACAACAACACTGCAGTAGGAGCATCTGCTCTCTGCGCAAATACGGGGGGATCTCTAAACACCGCCGTTGGCGTAAGCTCTCTGAAGAATTCCTCTGGAACCCTAAACACGGCAACAGGGTTCGGTGCCTTAATTAATAGCACTATCGGATCAAACAATGCTGGTTTCGGTGCTGATGCTGGTTTCCGATTGACGACGGGAGCCTGCGACACCGCACTCGGGACTTACTCCCTGTTTAACACAACGACTGGAAGTCAAAATGTAGGCGTTGGCTATAGCGCGGGATGCAACATTACGACTGGTTCTCAAAATGTTGCGATTGGCCCCAACGTTACGGTTGCTTCGGCAACGGGAAACTGCCAACTTGCCATCGGTTTCTCCGCTACTGACAACTGGCTGACTGGGGATAGTACCAAGGCGATTAAACCCGGTGCGGGTATCCTGGACTGCACAAACTCTACCGGAGCGGCAGGACAAGTGCTCATGTCCGATGGCGCCAACGCAGTTTGCTGGAGTGGCGGGGTCACAGGCATCTACACGTTTGGTACTTGCACAGTTGTCATTACGAATGGTATTATTACCTCGGTGACTTGATAAGGATCCTGTCGCTTGGCAGGTGCTGTTAGTTGTCTTCCTCATTACAGAGAAAAACTAGAAGTCAAGTGACATGCAATCAGGGTCATCAGATTTGAACGACCCTAGCAATTCGGGCGGTGTGCAGTAATCTCCAGCACCTTTGCTTCGGTTTGCAGATGCCAACGTGAGGGAGTAGCGGGCTTTGGCCATGTGCCATGCCACCCACTCCTGCCACAGTTGGCTATCAGTGAAGACCTTTGCGGTGGGTGGTCCTTTCAAAGTAATATCCGTATATTTCAAACCTTTTTCCGAAAGGAAGCAATCGGCAATTTCGGAGAAGGTCATTCCGACGTGATCAACATCTGTTTTCTGCCCGGGGATGATCTTCTTGCCAGATATGCTGCAGATTAGCGGTAATTGGCACGAATCCCGGAAAGCCCGCAACTGATATGTTACGGCAAACCTCATCGCAACCCGCACGTTATTGAAATGTTTCTGCTCAGGCGTCGCCGTTGTAGCAATTTTCTTAGTGGGGTATAATGCTGACACCAACTTGGCTTTGGGAATTGGCTGCTGGCTGCCACCTCGCTCCAACGATAACATTTTCACCTTCCTACCTCCCGCAATTTCAAGATTGCGTAGATATACCAAGGTCTCGGAATCGTTCGCAAGCTTCCCCCACTGGTCAGTAAGGCGGCAACAACGCAAGACAAAATCGCGGGCTTCGCCAATAAGCCTGGAGTTGGCCCTGTGGTTCGTGATAATGCGCCCAAGCTTCTGATTAAACTCTGTTTTTGTTAATCCGAAAGTATCTTTCCCAAGGGTTGACATGGTAGTAGGTTATAAATAATATGTAAAATTTACCCGTGCCCCCAGCCAACTATACTGCAAACAGTCGCAAAGTCCCCGGTGGTTTGAGCTCCTCTATAATTCGTCGCCGAGACGACCTTCGCCTGCTTGAAGGTACCCAGGTTCGGGTTTCCGCCCGCGTCAAGGAACTACGCAAGCATCCAAAACGCCGCGACCTTCACTCTTTCTGCTTGGTGAATGTTTTTGTCAGCCCTGTGCCAATGGGTGAAACCATTTACCTGTCCCACATTTTTGTTCTCAAACGTCAGTTTAAGAAGATTGGTCGTGTACCTAACCTCAATGAGAGGGTCACATTTATGGCCACTGTGTATAGTTACAGAAGACTCGGAGGCAATTCCCATGACCGTGGCCTCTACAATTCAACAGATTATGGACTACTACCCGTGAGTTATGAAGGTAACGATTGTAAATAAATTCACGCCGCAAGGCCAAGAGTTTTACGAGTGGTGGTTGGCAGATGGGCCCGACGGCGTCGAAGAAGTTCACGGCTATGCCACCGACTTGATTACTTCCTTCTCGAAAATACTAGAATGGCATGAGCGGATTGCCTCCGATTACGCTCAAGAAGTTATTTCAGAAATTGAAACCGCAAAACAATTTATTCAAAACGATGAAACCCACGACTGAAGCCTTAGCCGAATACAAAGACGCCGCCAGTAGGTGGGCTCAAGAAAGGCTTGCTGATGCCAACACCGTGATTTTGGATCTTGAGTCAACTGGACTCTTGCGAGAGGATCCCGAAACCGAGATCGCCCAGATTTGCATTACAAACACTAAGGGGAGACAACTTTTTTCAATGCTGTTGAAACCGTGCGCACCCATGTCAGACAAAGTGATTGGGATCCACCACATCTCAAATGAGGAAATAGTAAATCAACCGATTTTCCCACAAATTGCAAAAATAATTTCTTTTGTCCTTCGGGGCAAGCATGTAGTAGCGTTTAATCTGGAATTCGACTGGAAACTTTTAGTGCATATGTTCCAAAAGTACGATCTCCCAAAACCTGAGGTAGTGGGATTGTCTTGTGCGATGGACCGTTATTCAGAATGGTGTGGGGAATGGAATGCAAAACGTGATGGGTTTAGGTGGCAAAAACTCCCCAACTTTATTGGAGACGTTAGTCACGATGCCTACAACGATTGTAGAAACACCGTCAAAGTTATGGAAAAAATGACAGGGATGTTTGATGAGGGTAAATTGACGGCAGAGGATATAGATCTCGATTTTTAGGTAATCCAATGTTTCACACAGTCTATAATTCGTATGAGTCTAAACCGGAAGGGAGAGATTATATTGGCAAACACAGTACGGAAAACCCTTATGACCAGTATATGGGGTCGTTCTTGGATGAGAGTTTTGACCCGGACTTCAAAATTATCATGGCGTACGCAAAAACACCAGAAGGGGCTACTTGGTTTGAAATAAATTTTCACAATGTGTTTAATGTTGGAGCAAATCCAGAATTTGCGAACCTCGCAAAAGCAGCGAAAATTAAGTTTGACAGGACGGGAGTAAAAAACTCTGCTGAAACCAAGTTAAAGATTAAAAAATCTTGGACTGAGGAAAGAAAGCAGAGTATTAGAGAAAAAAGATCAGGCGAAAATCACCCCCTTTGGGGAACTACTCTTTCGGCAAAAACTCGAAGAAAAATGAGAGAAGCCAAGTTAGGTAAATCAAATCCAAGTGCTACTGAGAAACTTAAGGGAAGAAAACGTCCAGAGCATTCTAAGAAGATGTCTGGCGAGGGTAATCCCAAAAGCAAGAAAATAGAAGTCACCTACCCGGAAGGCAACATAGAGATTTTCCCATATGTAAAACTTGCAGCAAAAGCCCTAGGGTATGACGCCAACACTTTGGGAAAATGGGCCTCTAAAAACTACGTACCTCGCAAGGGTAGGTTAGCTGGTTACGCCTTTCGTTACGTACAGGACTTCTGATGGACACTCGGCTAACAGACGACGGTTTCTTCTGGATGCGTGACGGTGTACTTTCACCCGAGTTCTGTCAAGATCTTATCTCAAAGTTTGAAGCTTGTCCGGATAAGGGCCCAGGAAACACACTAAGTGGTTACAACTCAAACTCCAAGATTTCCACAGATCTGATGCTTTCAGGGCATCCCGACTTTCGGGAGGAGGATCAAACTTTATATCTGTCTCTGCAACTAAACAGCCGGGATTACCTCGACCAAATCGCCTATAGACCTTGGAAAGGTCCCTATGGAGACACCGGATACAACATTCAACGCACACTGCCAGGCGAATACTTCAACTGGCACACCGATTTCTTTGCGGATCCTTGGGCTAACTTTGTCAGAGTCTATACTTTCATCTGGTACCTGACGGATGTAACTGGTGAAGGGGGCCACACAGAGTTTGCCAATGGCTTGCGAGTGCAACCGAAGGTCGGACGCATGCTGTTCTTCCCCGCAGAGTTTAGCAACATGCACCGGGGGGTTGCCCCTGAGACCGATACCAAGTACATCGTAACGGGGTGGATGCACCAGCCGATTCATCCTCAGTTTACACCAATGCCTTCCCCACTACAATAAACCGTTATTTACTACCAGCAATGACCCCCGACTACGGAACCTACCGTCTGTCTTACACGCCTCCCGAAGCCGATGGGGACGAGGAGTATCCCCTCATCGCTATCGAGATGAGCACTAGCGGTGACACAAACGTGGACCAAATGCTGCGATTCTACGAAGCTTTTCTCGCAGCCGCAGGCTATCCCATTGACGGAGAACTTCAGGTCGTTCAACGAGAAACCCGAAGCTACGACTCCCGGTTCACTACTATCAGTTCGCAGTCTTGGTGATGGAAAATAATAATTGTTGGTTCATTGAAGGTTCGAGCAAAGCGCGATTGGTCTCGGTGACTCCGGACCCGGAAGGTGTACTTGGCTACATTGCTCGTGTAACCTCAAAGGATCAAACCAATCCAAATGTTGAACGACTCCTAAAGTACTGTGCCAAGCACGGACACTGGTCGGTGTTCGAGCAAGCGACAATGACGGTTGAGGTTGTTACCCCGCTGGCTATTGCGGTCCAACTTCTCCGTCACCGCAGCTTCTGCTTTCAGCAGTTCTCTGGCCGATACGAAGATCAGCAGGAGATGGTTAAGCACACCGCTGACTTAACTTCCTATAACAATCTCTTTTACATGCCCGAGGAGGCTCGGGTTCAAGACCCGAAGAACCGGCAGAATTCCATTCCTGCCACAGACCCTGCGTTGACAGACGCAATGTGGGCAACAATGTCCACCTCGTATATGGTCGCTCTTCAGTGCTACAATGACTTACTCCAGCGAGGCATCGCGAAAGAAATCGCACGGTTCGTACTCCCAGAAGGCGTTTTTAGCCGTCTGTATGTTACTGGGAGTTGTCGGAGCTTTATCCACTATATTGGTGTTCGTGATGACGAGGGTGTTGCTCAGTACGAGCACTGTGAACTCGCCCGGTGTATCAGGTCCGTCTTTGCAACGCAATTTCCAACCGTGAACGCTGCTGTTTTTAACTCTGAGCGCCCACCCGTAGAGATCGAACTTGAAGAGGCAAAAGCAGAGATCGCTGTCCTGAAGGCCACGCTTCGAGGTAAGCTATGAGAAAGTCAGGGGTATTCACTGACTGGCTCTATGAGTGGGACGTTCCCGAAAATGTTCTCGAGATTTCCCTGAGTCACGCTCAGAAGGCCACCTATTACAACGGTGTAAAAAACCAAACGTCCTACCCCGAGCAGTTTTTCGGGGATGACTTTGACCCAGTTCGAGATTGGGTAGATGCCAGACTGCACGAAATTAAACTCGATCTCGATCTGGAATGCGAGTTTCTTAAGTCCACTGTCTTCTGGACCACCAAGAGTGAACGAGGCCAGTGGCATCACACTCATAAGCACGGTTTCTCAGTCGTTAGCGGTATAATCTATCTGACCCCTTCGGGCTCACAAACTTGGTTTAGCAGAGAAAGTGTCTGGTCTCCGGATTACACTGGCATAGCCATCCACAACCAGGAAAAAAGCACGCTCTTCTTCAAACGCCAGACCGAAGTTGGCAAAGCCATCTTCTTCCCTAGCGGGGTAATGCACAGTGTCACCGAACACGACCGAACAGAACCCCGTCATACATTATCATTTAACAGCTACGTTTCCGGCCAAATCGGAAGCTACTCAGACATCCACTCTCGTCGTCTCCTCAACCTCACTGTCAATCAAAAGCAATGATTACCGCTAATCGTCAATCCATTACCGGTCACTGGAAGATTATGGCTGATTACCCGTCAAAAGACGGGGACTACATGGTTGTTTTCCGTAGGGAGGACGGAGGCATTGGAGACCCTGACATTTGGAGTTTCCAGCGAGGGGAATGGGAACCCCTCTTCGGTTACACCCCTGACTCTGAGCCTGAGTATTGGCTCGATATTCAAATGCCCCAATGATGGAACGTCCTAAGTTTGAAAACATAATCGAGATAAATACCAATCCCAGCGCTCTCTGGGTTATTGACTACAATGTCATGGTTCACGATATATTGAACTGGTATGTCTCTAAAATCGAAGGCTCTTTCTCTAAGGAAGTTGAAGCCAAACTGGTTAAAGGTGTCTGGGCTCTTTACGTAAACCGAGGCCCTCAGTTTCTCCCTAGAAACTCCTATCGCACAATCTTAGTTGCTGACTACCGTGATCCGGAAACTTCTAATTACTGGCGCGACGAATTTATGCGCGAGTCTGAACAAGTTCAACAAGCTTGGGCTGACTATGCGGAACAGCAAGGAGTTGATAAGGACTCCTTACGGACCAACTATAAGGGAACACGTGGCGCTAAGACAGAGTCTTTCTGGTTTGTTTACAACATCGGTAAAGACTATTGTCAAAAATTCTTCCCGTGGTACTGGCAGCTTGGGTACGAGGCTGACGACCTTTCGGGATCAATTGCTCGACTCAGTCGAACTTCTGAAAAAGATTCGGTGATCCACCGCAGACAAATCCTTCTGCACACTTGTGACAGAGATTGGGCACAACTGATTGACGATGAGAATAAAATCTACTTCTCGAACTCACGCTGGTGCCGCCCAAACGAGCGGATCCAAGAGCAACTTCAAAAGGAAGAAGGAGTCCTTGAGTGGGTCGAATACAAGATGAAAGTGAAACTCAAGCACCCCTCGGAGATGGCTGTGCACAAGTCGATCCAAGGTGACATGGGCGACAATGCCGTCAAGGGATCGCCCGTGGAGTTGTACGACCTAATTTACCCGCACCCGAAGTGGAACATTGATGAGTTGCTCTGGACCGAGGAGTTTATTGAGTCGATGAATAATCCTGAGCCCACAACAAGGCATGACCATTACGAGCAGACTATCCGCCAATTTGCAAAAATCTCTCTAGAAGTACCAATTAGGGTATAACTTTAAGGGGTTGGTGATTTCCTCGCGAGGGTTCTCACCTCCCCAAACCCTCGCAAAGTTTAGAATGAATAAAGAAGTCTCCATCGTGAAGGTGGATTTTAGACCGTACAGGAAAATAGCTCAGGAGAACTGGGGACTTACGGATGAACAGATGCAGGGAATGCACGTTCATCACAGAATACCCGTTTCTCGCGGGGGTACAAATGATCCCAGTAATTTGTACGTCTGTAGCGCTTGGTTTCATATGGGCGTCTGGCATGCTGAAGACGGATTTAACAGCCTAATCCCTCATGCTGTGCAGGGAGGTAGGGTAGGAGGTAAGAAATCCCGTGTTGGCCCCATCTCTTACGAAAGAAAGTTTGGAATATTTGGGCTTGACCCGGACAAAAAGAAGGAAGCAGAAGTAAAAGGCGGTAGATCCACTTTTGAACAAAAGACGGGTTGTCATGCACCTGAATTCAAGGGAGTAGGAGCCAGAAAAACCAATTCAACCTACTGGGAAGATCCGGATCACCCTGAGCTTGGTATATTGCAGGCCGGTCCGTTAGCTCGAAGACAAAAGGCGCGGGGCTTACCGCACGGCAAGGAGAACCGCAGAAGAGTAAAGAGCGATTAGAAACACAGGGTAAAACCAATCAGACTAAGGTTCAAATGTGGACGCAGCGTACCAGGCAAAATATCTCGGCATGGCTCGCCTCCTTTGGCAGGCAAGCGAGGGGGATCCTTCTCGGATCCCTGCGGATTATGCTGGGTATCTTGACCATGTTTACAATGATGGGGATATCTCTCTGGTTGGTTGCCTCCCTTTAGTGGAGGATTATTCTGAGCTCGAAGATTTTGAAATTGACGAAGCTATCGAAATGCTGGGCAAGGTCAATCCAGGTGACTGGCCTGACGTAGGAGACATTGAAGGAGTTTCCATGGAGGAGCTCCTTCATGTTTATGATGAAGATGCCTCTGAGTTTGACTTCGTAGAAGACAACTTGGGGACAGCTGAAAAAGTAGAGCAGGTTCTTAGCAAGGTTATATCGAGTGTGTTCGGCGACAAGGTCTCAACAATACGTAGTGAAAAAGGCTATTTCGCCAGCCCTAAGAACAACTTCTTGCAGGAAGACGACGGCACCTTTGCGGGAACCTTCATGCACGATGGGAATAAATTTGTGTTCGAGATAGCCCCAGCTGAAGATGGCTGGATTTGCACATACCGAATGCACTGGAATGACTTAGATAAACTACCCCCGCTTCATGACGAAGACGATAGTAATAAGAATGACTACACGAGACGTGTTCGCCATCGTGGCTGGAAATAGGAGGTAGCATATGGCATCCCAAGGCGGCGTATTAGCCACGGTAGGCATCACCCCTTCCTTCATCACGCAGTTGGCCACGCAAACGGCATCAAACGGCGTCCCCCAAGCACTTGGCCAAGTCTGGCAAGGATCTGGCCAGTCGTTTTTTGGGTCTGCGGGCCAGGCACTTGGTGGCGCACTCGCAGGGTCCGCAGTTAACATTGCTTTGAATTCAGCGCTAGGGACGAATGTTGTTGGCCCTCAGGGTTTGAGTTTGACCTCCGGTGCTAACATTTTAGCGTCGACCATCACCCCCTATGTGACAGGAGCCGTTGCGGCCGGGATAAACCAAAGTATTAATAACAGTTTGAAGTCAGCAGGGCCTTTCGGCCCGATTCTGTCTAACATTGGCACTTCCTTAGTCAACCAGACATTTAACGGAATCACAAATGCCATTACGGGGGCCACCACTCCCGGCACCGGCAATGCGACTAACTATAAGATGTTCCCCGGGGCAGACGGCATTGGAGAAGTTCCGGCGGTTTATAATGATGGGGGAGCTTACACCTTAACGGATATTGTCTTCTCTCTGCAACCTGCCAACCAGGGGCCACAAGCATTCGGGGACAGTCAAGCAGCTAATGACCCCAAAACTGCTACAACCGCAGCCGTCACGCAAGTGGCAGGGGATTCAGGGTCCGTGACATCTTCCGCCGGAGCCACCGCTAATGCCGCTAAAGCCGAAAAAATGGCGCAAGGAACCTCGGGGACTACGGACTACGATAGAGCGATTCTTCGTTTCATGTCAAAAGGTACTCCCACCTCTGAGGCGGAAATTGCCAAACTCAATACTGAAGAACTTACCGCTCTTAATGATACTCTAAACGCTACGGACGGCCAAGGTCTAGAGCCTCTACCCGCAGCGGGTTATTTTGGGTCTTGGTCCTTCATCACCGCACCTGAGAACATTGAATGGGATGTGGCAAACGCCTCCAACCGTGTGGATATATTTGGAACCAATAATCCGCCGGTGGTTGCAGGCACAAAAGGCATGCGCGATTTAACTCTGGGCAATGCTTTAGTGGAGGGTTTTGTCCGTGGGGTTTCTCTGGAAGGAAAAATTGCGGCTCTTGAAAAGCTGATGAATTACAAGCTTAATTCTTCAGACGGGTTCGTGTCAGTTCCTGTTTATCAAGTTTGGGCAAGTGAGAAAAGTTATGGCGGGTCCGAAGCTTATTACATAATTAAAGACGTGAAAATCAAGGAGACAATGCGCGACCTGAAAGGAAATGCAACTCGCGCGTATGTCGACATATCTCTAACGCAAGTTCCGGCATACCAAGTTAACTCCGGGAGAGATCAAGCCAGTGCAACCACTGCAGGCGCTAAGTCGGGTTTGCTGGCCAAAGTTAAAGAACAAGCTGGGACAACAGCGACTTCAGGTGCCACGTCCAACGCTACCTCTTCTGCCACCTCTACCGCTTCTGCTGCTGAACGTGCTAACCAGGGGGTGGGGACGACGAAGCCGAAGGAGGGCGCGGGAACCCCAAGCTCGAAACCAAAAGGAACGGCGGATAACCCAACCTTGGGGCGGCAGCCCTTACCAACCCTGAGGCGGTATCAAGTTGGCGACCGTATCCCGTAACGCAGGAGGGTAAAACCTCTTACAAAGGTTATACCGAAGGATGGCTGAGGATAGAACTTTCGTACTTATTGGTGAATTTAGGGATGGTATCACGCCTTCCCTGGAAAGAATCAACAACAGCATCGATTCGCTGAAGCGGAACCTTGGCACATTTGGCGCCCGTCGCGGTGGGTTCAACGACCTAACCAAATCCATGGGCAAGGTTATCGGCGCCCATGTGAAACTAAACGAGCAAGTCGTCAGCCTGCGCAATGAGATGCGCAATAGCCTACCCGTACTAAGGGAATATCGTCGGGAAGTTGGGAAGGTAGTTAGCGCCAACATGCACATGGCTGGCGGGAAGCGCATAGCCAAGAAAAATAACCCATACCTTCAGTTTTTAGACCAAGCCACCCGGCAGACACGGGAACTGGCGACAGCCAGTCGAGGAGTGCAGTTAGGCCGCAGAATCCCCCGTGCTGGTGGCGGTGGTGGTGGAGGAGGCGGAGGCGGAGGCGGAGGCGGTCCACGTGTTCCTTACATGCCCTCTGGCGGAGGGGACCGTGGAAAGAACCGTTGGGGTGTTTCTCGTGACGCTACCTTTGCCTTCGGTCAGACTCTTGGCTATACCTTGGGCAGCACCATAACGGGGTCCATTGTGCAAGGATTCCAAATTGGAGTGGGTTTCATGGTGAAACCTTTCCAAATGTTTGCAGGAGCTTTGCAGGAACGTGTTAAAGATGAACTGTCAGATATTTCCGCGGCAGGGGGATTACTCTCTGTAGCAAAACGTCAGAAGGAAAATCCAATCGTTAGGTCTTTTCAAGACTCGATGGATTTAACGCAGGCCACGAATAAGTATATGGCCGAAATTGCTGCGGCGCTGCCTGGGGATACTCAGCAATACATCGAAGTTGGTAAAAGAATGAGCGATACTGCGGCTCGGATGATCGCTATGGATCCCGCCAAAGCCATTGCGTATGCCCAGGAACTTGCCGCCAAGGAAGGAGCGGGGCGAGTCGTAGAAACACAAAAGGAAGCTTATACACAAATTATCGGCAATATGGCCACCCAAGGAGTTTTGGCCGGACTCGGTGATGGGGGAGCAGGTGCTCGTGGTGTCATGGGCGCTTACGGTCTCCCTCAGCTCATGGAGCGCATGTATAACGAAGACGAAGTGACCATGGGTCAATTCCAGCGTTATGCTGCGATCTTCCGTGATCCCAAAATCATGGATGCGCTGGAGCGGTTCATTCCGAAGATCAATGCAACGATGAAGGGCACTGTGGACCGTGCTCGCGTCTTTGACAAGTTCTTTGAGGAGGTATTGCCTCCTGAAATGATTCGGGCATTCGAACGTTCGTCTGCCGGCATCATGGAAGCATTCCGAACTGCTTTCATAGGTCCTGAGACTGGTTTGTTCGGCCTAGGTCGTAAGATCGAAGGAATGGGCAAAAAGATGGATTCCTATGGTCGTTACCTCGACGAAAAAGGTAACGTCACAGATTTTAAGGGAGCAGTGGATGTTTCCCTCTCGCTGTTCGACATGCTGCGGGACATCTTTGCCAACATTTCGATTGCCCTATACCCGCTCGTAGACCTCCTCCCTCAAATCTTTGATCCCCTTAAGAACATCGGTAAATTGCTTGTGGATGCTCGCCACATAAGTGGGGAGTTTCTGCAAACTTTCGAAAACTATTTAGCAGGGTTGGAGCCCCTTGCGAAACAGAATAAAGATATCGCCAAGACGAAGCGGGCACGGGCAGGGTTGTTGGCCATCTCGAATTTCCTTACAGAATTCGGAGCCTTCTCTGAAGCTGACTTCAAGATGATTCAGTCGGATGTTCTCAACAAACCCTCGGCTGAACTTGGTAACGTTCTCAATAAGATCCTAAAAACTTTCTTTGAGTCTGATGCTGCAGGTAGCTTAGGGAACCTGATTGGCTCAGTGGTAGGCACTGTCCTTAAACAGGTTGCTACTGTTATTGAGTACTTTTTGGGGGTTGCAGAAACTAGCAAGTTGGCTGCCGGACTGAAGAAAGGATTCTATGATGCGGGTGGACCCGAAGCGTTCCGCTCCATTATTCAAAATATCTTTAAGGCACTCTTCAAAGCTATCGTTTCCATCTTCAACGTTGCGCCGGCGGAGTTCACGGCTATTGCCGCAGCTGCTCTGTTAATCCCGGCATTCGTATCTTCGTTCTCGGTGCTTCTCGCTAATAAACTGGAAGACTTGCTGGACTTTGCCGGAGACAAATTCGGAGCGCAATTGGCTCGCATGCGCACCATTGAGGACTTTGAGAATATTTACAAATTTGACAAACAAGAACTCGCTCGACCCAGAACCCCTCAAACTCGGAAACCTCTTACTCGCAAAGGAACCGTAAAGTCCCCGTCGGGTGTACTTGATCGCCTGTTAATCAAAAACGAACAATTCCCCCAAATTGCCCTCGGAAGTTACGACCCCATGGCAATCGGGGGACCAAAGAGGGCTCCGTCTATACCGAAGCCCACTAAGCTGAAGGGATTAGATTGGTTCGCATCTTGGCTAGGCGGGGACCTTCAGAAAGGTAGCATGAGAAAAGCTGCTACCGGTGCCGTAAAGGCTGCCCCGGTTAAGATTGTATCTGTATCTAAAAATGTCGGTGGATTTTTAGCTGGTGTTCCAGGAAGGCTGGGCGCTGGCGGGATGGCGGGTCTGCGTAATCCAATAGGAATGCTTGGTAAATTTGGCGGAGCAATTACGGTTCTGACTGGAATCATTGAGGGCGTAGTCAGATTTTTTGAGACCGGCGATCTCTTCCAGGGACTTGGGGCTGCTGCTGGACCAATCGTTGGTGCTATTCTTGGTACTGCATTGTTGGGGCCTCTTGGAGGATTTATTGGTTCCTGGATCGGCCAGCAAGAGTCAATCGTAATGGGATTCTCTAACATATTTGAGCACCTTGCCGGAGCTTTCGGAACCCTAACTCAACTCCTTGTGACAGTTGGGAAAGATTTGGCCTGGATCGCCAGCAAAATATTCGGAATGGGTGAAGATTTCGATTGGTTAGCAGGGTTAATGAGAGCCTTAGAAATGCCTTTTTACTATATGCGATTAGGGATGTTGGGTATATACGAGCTGTATCTGAAGGCAACCGGGCGCTCTAAGAGCCCTGAGGCAGATGCACTAAGAGCGGAAAAAACAAAGCTCATGCGGCAACAGGAGTTGAAAACCCAGCTTGGGACAATGTACGAAGGGCTAAGCCCGAAAATGCAACTTCAGGGACTTAGTGCAGGTCTAAAAAAATCTCAAGCAGACTTAGTTACGGCTAAAGCAGAAGGAGCAAAACAAGGGATTGCCAGAGCCCAGGCTGAAATCGAAGTCTACAAAGAACAAATTGCTCTACTCTCTGGGGGGAAACCTGGCTCACCAGAAAAACCGAGCACATCGAAACCTACAACTCCTTCCGCCATCTTTACACCCGCACCCGCATCCTCACCTGCCCAAACACAAGCCATTGCAACTTCCACTGCAAAAACAGCAACGGCAATTGGGAGCCTGGACAAAAAAGCGGGCGAACAAATTAAGAAAACAGCCGAGGTAACCACAGCGATCAGAGACCTTACGAAGAAAACAACTGGTCAAACAAGTTTACAAACAACCGTCACAGCTATCTATCAGTTACTTAGCAGCGGTTCACTGAAGGTTCAAGGGGGAGTCGCAGTGCCAGCCCCCACGGGCCTACCCAACACAGGGCCACCCCCTCGAACCCAAATGGGGAAAACGTTGGGAGGAACTTTTGTAGACTACCGTCTCGGCGATCCCAACCTTGGAGGCTTACGCGCAATACCCTCAAGCTCCCCAAATCAAACCATCGTCGACGCCTCGTTCACAATCAATCAGCAACCCGGTCAAGACCCAGAAGAGCTGGCATCGCTGGTTGCCCTGAAACTAGGTGAAGCAGTGGCCGACGCCCGCTCCGCAAGCCTCTTCGTATAATCAGGTAGCAAACTATGTCAGCAGGTGGATTCTTGCGATCGCCCCGTGTCCGCGTTTTCTGGGGCGAGATTAATCTTAGTGCATATAACGGACAACAAAAGGGTGCTCCTGCTTTTCCCGAAGGTTCTCCATTAGTATACGATGTGCAAGTGGACCTTTCCGCTGAAGGTGATGGTCCCACTGCCAGCTTCAAATGGGATCCCACTGGACCGGGCTTTGCCGTTTACGAATGGTTTATATCAAAGCCGGAGTACATGGAGACTCAGATTACTATCGAGTTCTTCTACCCCCGTGGAAAAAAGGTAGTGTTCGTATTTGTATGGGCTGGTCAGTCTATTAACTACGGCAATGACATGTCGGTTAGCGTAAAGTTGGTGTCTGAACTTGCTGGCTTAATCAATGCCAACATACGTAGCACAGCTCAAGCGTACAATGAAAAAACAGGAGCCGCTTCTTTAGACGTGTACAAAAGGGCTCAGAAACAATTTGGCCTGGAGAAATTTGAAAAGCTCGTACAGTTTAATGAGTTTTCATTGCAGTACGCGAAGCGAGCCAAGCTGTCGAGTGCCTATGGTAACGACTGGACGTTCGGAAATAACATCGCCAATATCGCGAAGCAAACTGGGGACTCCATGATGGGAATCAACATCGG